ATCTGTCCATTTCTAATTTTAAATGATTATTTTTATTTAACCAATCAATATATTCATTTACTTCTCTTTCATGTTCTAATTTTTCAAGTGAATGAATATTATTGCCACGGCTAATTATTTCATTAAACTTATCAATCAATCTTTTTGGCATTTTTATTTCTCCTCTCTCTATTTGTTCGTATTTCACACAAGGAATACCAAGTTCCTTAGCCATATCACTTTGTGATAATCCCACTTTATTTCTTTTATTTTTATAATATGTTTTCATGTTATCTCCTTTCTTAATTTAATTCTACACTATTCTACAATAAAAGTCAATAGGAAAATTAAAAAAAGTAATATAAAATTACTTTTTAATCTAAATCACTCCATTTTCTCCCAATACTTCTGAACACCATAGTCTTGTAGTCTTGCTGGTTTCTCTCCTCGTTCCCAACCAGATATATTATTTAGTATTCTACCGATATCACGAGATGCACTTCTATCATAGTTCTTTTTTATCCCATTTAAACATTTTGTAAATAACTCTAGACAACATACTTTGTAGCCAACTTCTTGATTATCAAGATATTCTCTAATTAAACCAACTTTAGGATCATCTTCAACAGCCCCTTCTTGTTTTCTAACAGCAATTTCATATACATCAAGAGGTAGTGATAAATATGTCTGTCCATGATTATATAAATAAAGAGCTTCTCGCCAACAGGCTAATATATAGTTTTTTATCTCTTCTTCTCTTCCATAAAACTCACCCATTTTTGTTCTTATCTTAATGGGTAAATATCTTCTATTACCTGTCTTATCTACTAAAAACTCTTCTTCGTTTGTTGTTCCAATAAAAATACAGCTTCTAGGAACATGCGATACTCTTCTATCATAACTTCTTCTAAAAGTATCGGTTGTCCTACTTATATACCCCTTCATCGCTTCAACTTCTCTAGTTCTTACCATTGCAAGTAATTCTGCAAACTCGCATATCCAAGCACCTTCAAGTATTTCCATAGCATCTTTACCTTCAATTGTTGATATCTCTCTAAAATATTTTTCTTCTAAAGCAAGCCATTTAACAAGGGTACTTTTATAAGTTCCTTGAGCTCCTATAAATATTGGCATATAATCAAATTTACACCCGGGGTCGTATAAACGACTAATACCACCGTAAAATATCATACGAGATACTTCTTCTGTGTATCTTTCATCATCACAATGAAATATATCTATTAAAAATCTATCTAGTCTCGGAACACCATCCCAAGGTTCTCTTTCTATCAATTCTTTTAATGGGTTTTCTGCACGATCTTTTATAAATTTATCGAATGCTTTATAATATTTATCAGAGTTATATATTTTATATTCCTTTTCAATAGCACACATTAAATCAGAATCATCTGAATCTGTCCATGGTACCCATTTACCATTCTTAAGTCTACTAACTATACCTGAAAATTCATCATACCTAACTGTATTGGATATACTGGGATCGTTTTCAAAAATATTTAAAAAGTTTTGTGTAGTTACTTCAGGATTACCTGACTTATTGAAAATCAAAAAGTTAAAAACTTGTCCATTTATACTTTGTTCTAATTGTGTACATCGTCCAATAGCATCTTTTAACTTCCCACCGATTTTATAACTTTTACCAACTTCCATTATTTCAGTGAGCACTTCTTCTCTTTCTTGTGGATCTTTATAGTGCTTAAATATACTCGGAATGAAATCAGGATTAAGTAGTTCTTCTTTTGTTAATTCTGTTGTGTCTTTTTCCATGGTTCACACTCCTTATACTCAACGATGTAAAAATAATCATCAACACTTCCTTGCAAAGATAAAGCCTTTATAATTTTATCAGCAATCTCATAAGTGCAACGTCTTTTACCTCTTAAAATAAGAGATGTGTACTCTCTATTGAAATCGATTTTGCTAGATAAATATTTTATAGCTCTACCATCAAGTAAGTCTTGATGATTATATTTTTCTCTTAACAGATATTTTCTTTTTGAGTTTTTCATAGCATCTACCTCACATCGTTACTCTGTGATTAAATCATACTATAAATTGTCTCAGATGTCAACTTATTTTCATGAAATTTTATAAAATTATTTTTTAAGTTCTGCGTCGATCATATTCAATAATAATGTATTAACTCGGGGTTCCATGTCTCCTGAATTTTCAACAATTTTTTCTCTAATTCTTTGCAAAAACTCAGAGTTATTAGAACTTTTTTCGTTATTTTTTACTATAGAAGCCTGTTCCCTTTTTTTTAAATTTTTTTCTGTTATTTTTTCGTAATAATAATTATATAAAAAAGCCATGTCGAGTATGTCTTTATGACCATCCATGTATACTCTGCCTAATTCTGGGTATTCATTATTCTCAATACTTATTTTTACAAGTTCAAGTGCAATTGCATTATAGTCTTTTTCTGTCATCATAATTTAATCTTTCCTCCAAATCTTTAACTTTCCACTCTAAATATTTAATATGTGCTTCTCTTTTAGAACATTCTATCATATGATTATAATAATGTTCCTCTAATTTTCTAAACTTTTCTTTTGCTATTTTATAAGCTCTTAATACTTTATTATAATCATCTTTTGTTATCATAATCATACTCCGACAATTTTATATCAGATAGTCTTTCAAATATATAACAACCACTATCTGTAAAATTTTTTTCATCATCGTATAAATAATCATCAAACATAACTCTAAATTTTATTAATATATCGTTTGGTATTTCCATGATATCGATTATTTTAACGAACGTACATGTATCGTCTTCATAAATGCTTTCATCTTTAAATCTTTTGTCTAACTCATATGGGGTATATATTTTTTTATATTTCCACAATCTGTATACAGTATCTTTGCTATCACGAAAAAAAGTGCTTACATCTGTAGCAACTGATTTATTCATTTGCATCATCTCCTTTTAGAATAATAATACCTCTAGGTTTATTTTTTTCAATATAAATATATCCTAAGCGTTCTAGATTTTTAAGATGTTTGTGTACCGTTTCTGATGAGCTTAAACTTGCCATTCGACATAAATCACGCACGCTAGGGGATATGCCTTTTTCTTTATAATACTTGCATATACACTCATATATTATTTTTTGTGAAAAACTCATTAAGCATCAATTAATATTAAGAATAGCCCGACAATAAATATTAATAATATCATTCATTTCCACCTCCTAAGTATATATTTTCAATTTCCCAATTATTCTTTCTATAAATACTTCGTCTTTTATTATAAAATCCATATAGCATTCCAACATTGTCTACAAAGTCATATACACACGCCACTTGTTTATTACCATGTGGTCTTTGTATTCTACCTATAGATTGCACCACAGTTGAAAATGTCTTAACTGGTGTTGCCATAACTAAGTTTTCAAGTATAGTACAGTTTAGCCCCTCTTTTGCCAATTGGTAGCTAGCGAATAAATACTTTACTTTACCATTTCTAACATCATTTAAATTTTGTTCTCTAAGCTTTTTAGGTGTACTTCCAGTTACTAACACACTATCGTTAAATTTACTTGATAGGTATTCTAATTGTGATATTCTATCAGACAATATAATTGTGCTTCCTTTTACGGTTTTTAATGTTGCAACAATTAAATCGTTTCGTTCTTTATCTTCAGCCAAATTACTAACTAGTGTGGCAAATTGTAATGTTCCACCATTTTTATCATAAACAGGTTTATCTAAAATATCGTAATTGGTCTCTATAACTTTTATCTTTGCTGGCACTTGAAATTTATCAACAGGTATTTCAAGTAGTACTTCATTATTATATATACATCTATAAACGTTTTTATATTGTTCCATTTTATAAATAACATCACCTATTATTTTTAAAATACATGGATCTAAACCATCTGCTCGCCAAACAGTGGCACTAAGTCCGATGCGATATCTTGCCGCAAAATGTTCAATACATTTCCTAAACATTTGTATACTTTTAGGATTAGCTGATAAATGCTGACACTCATCATGAACAATCATACCAAACATATTAGGTTTTAACACGCCATTTTCAACAAATTTAAGCACGCTCTGTACTGTCCCATAAACAACATCTCCAGATGTATCACATTTTCCCTCGGTTATTAAACTTGTTTTAATTGTTGTCAATTCTTCTGCGGTATCTTTCGCTTGATTAACTAAGTCTATCGTATGTGTTAGCCATAAAGTTTTTTGTTTTAAATGACAAATACACTCGGTCGCAACTACAGTCTTGCCGGTACCACATGGTAAATTTAATATACCGGTATAATTTTCTTCGACAGCTCTAAGACACGGTTTTTGATATTCTCTCAATACTATTTTACTAGAAACATCAATAGGTACTGTTACAGTGTAATCAACATAGTCATTAACAATAGGATCTTTTTTCCATATCTCATTAAAGAAACCAACTGGAACATAAATATCATTTTCATAAATATCATATAGTTTTATATCTTTTGGTGTTCCATAAGCATAAAAGCCCATTTTTAATTTTTTCTGATACTCCGGGTTTTTAAATGTAAGTTCTTTTATGCAGAAATCTTTCATTTCTTTTGTCGGTTTTTCTATTTTTATTACATTTGATACTATTATTTTCATGCTTACACATCCTTATAATTTATTATATCATTTATTTTTATTCTTTTCAATTTCTTTTTTTACTTCTTCACGTATTATTGCCGATACTCTCTGCTGGGATATACCATATACTCTCGCCAACTCTATCTGTGATAATTTACCAGTCTTATACTTTTCATAAATTTTATTTTTTGTTTCTTCTGATATATTTTTTCTCTTACCTGCAAAACCAATGAAAGGAGTTAAATCAATTATGTTATCTTTAAGCATTTCATCTACTTTATCTACGACGTGTTTATAATATTCTTCTCCCATAAGTCCAGAGGACATACCTAATACATACATTGCTTTTTTCGCTATTTCGTATCCGATACGCCCCTGCTTCGTAAGAGATCCGTCATCTTTAAAAACTCTACAGTTTTTATTTAAAGATGAGAATAATTCTTCTAGATCTTTAATTGTATACAACATTATAACACCTCGATTTTAACACTTGCACGTACATTTGTTTCTTTTATATATTTCTTGTATAGAGTAGGTTTTTCACTTTTAAATCTAGTTGTATCAAAGCTATTTTTAATATACGGTTTTATATAAGTAATATCAATATCATTTGAAGTAAACTTTTTCTCTTCTAATTTTGATAGCACATCTATACTGTCTTCTTTTAATTTACTTTCAATAGGAGCAAGCTCTTTCTCAAGGCGTGCTATTTCTTTTTTTAATTTTATATATTTTTTAGCTATATCTTTATCTATTTCTATACCAAAACTACTATCTACTTTTTTATAATGAATATATTTCTTTTCCATACTAATCACTCTCCTTATATTTTAAAAACATTTGCATCACAAATATATATTGCTAATTTTCTAATACCGTGTATTTTTACTATTTTTGTATTTACATACTTATACTCCGGATACTCTTCTTGATATTTTTTTAAAACTTCTTTATCAACACCTTTTTTTAATTCGTCTTCATCAAAAGCACCGATATAAATACCTAAACCTTTTACATAAATATTATTCATAACTATTTACTCTCCTTTATATGTACATCTAGGTAATTATTCAAATACCACTCAAAACAATTAAACATCTCTTGTGTTAATTGTGCGTCGTCTAGCACATTATCTATAATATAATTTTTATCTGCATCAGTTAAATTATTAACTTTATCAAATACTTCACTACTAAACTCAGTATTATCAAGCCAAATATTAAATTCTTCTTCTAAACCTTTTCTAAACATTACTATCCCTCCATATTGCTTCACAACTAACTAGGTACTCGGTATTCCCTATTCTAAGAGACATTACCTTGTTTCCTAAAATATTTGTGAAAGCTTCAATTTTAACATTTTTTAAATCTTCATCATTATCATAATTATATAGATTTTTATCTTTTATTAGATCATATATAATATCAATTATTTTATCTTCCATAATTATTCCTCCACCACACTATCAATATAATCTCTTAAATCATCACTCATAAAGTAATCACTATCATAAATTGTATTATCCAAATCTTCTAATTCTTCATCTGATAATGATTTTACTACATCTCTATCACTTCTTAAGAATAATGCAAGTGCTAATTCAAAAGTCCTATAATCTTTACTAACACTTAACCTCTCTAATTCTTCCATAATATTTAATACATCTTTACTATTAATTTTCATAACTATTCACTATCCTTTCTTACATATATCATACAATGTATTTTCATAAGAACATAATACACTATAAATATACTCAACGCTATAATCTTCTAGATCTTCTAAAGTATCACAAAGTATACTATTATCTTCAAACATCCAACCATACATCCCGTCGCCTTTATTCTTTTCTTTTAACTTAAAATAATATTCCATTAAATTAATATTATTCTTAACCTTATCTCTTAAGCTATTAACTTCCATATATTTTTCAACTAATTTATTTATATTCTTTTTCATAACTATTCACTCTCCTTAACTTCTATATTATCTAATATCTCTTTTAAATCATTAATCATATAATATTGTTTATTATTATAATTTTTATTATGTCTATATAAATCATCAATCAATTGCTGCATATATGCTATATAATCTATATCACAACTACACTCAATACCAATTGACTTTAATATTTCTTCTTTATTAAATTTAATTTCCATAACTATTCACTCTCCTTTCTTAATGAAAATCACTTTCACTAATACCATAATAACTATATGGGTTTTTCATAACCTCATTACATATGTTGTTTTTAAAAGCTCTCAACTCATCAATCTCATGTTCTTTATTTTTATTATCAATATAGATACCACTTAACATATCAACTAACTCTTCAATGCTAACAAAGTCTTTATTATTAAATAAATCGTAAATATCAAGCCCTCTTATATCAACATAAACATCTTCCATAAAATCAGTCCTTTCTTTCTTAGGTCAACTTGCACTATTTCCCGTTGCTTGATATAAGTATACTATATATTAAAATAAAAGTCAATACTTTTTTTACTATTTTTAAAACTTTTTTTAAAAATCCTTATAAATAAAGGGTTTACAAAGAAAAAAAGTATATATTTTTATATACTTTTATCATTTTTTGGAGCAATAACTCTATTTCTAATATCCTTATCGATAAGTCTATTATCCCATATTTCATACACATCATAAATATCAGTTTCTTCCATTAAAAAGCAAGTTGCTTTAATACACTCTAGTGCTTCATTGATTTCATCTAAACTCATTTTATTTGATTTAGGGTTATGTAATATTTTACCTATAATAGGATAATAACATTTTAAATCAGAATGATCCACATCAAAAAATCTAACTTTATTTTTATTGTCATCAATATTTACGAAATTAAAATAAACATTTTCTTTTAAAATACCTTTAAATCTAGGCATCTTCTTCACTTCCTTTCATATCATTTAGATTAAACTTAATTTTCATACTTTTTTGCTTACTATGTTCTCTACTTCCGCCCCACGAATTAATACAAACAATATTATATAGAGTATAACAAGGTCTTTGCACTACTAACTCTAGCTTTAAACCGTATTTTTCTAACCTTTTTATAATTATTAACTCACTATTTGTATTAAATATAGTTTTTATATCTTTTTTTATTCTTTTACTATTCGCAAATTTAAACATAACAACTCTATTGTTATTGTTTATCATGCAAAAATCAAACTCATAAGATGTGTCTTTGCTTTCAAAAATCTTCATCATTTTTCTCCTTTCTTAATTCATATTATATATCAAACTACAAAAAAGTCAATGATTTATTGCAAAAAAATAAGAGTAAACTACAATTTTTTTGTATCAGGTTTTTCGCTTATTTTCATTACTCATGATACATAAAAAATGTAGAGATACTACATAAATAGTGTATTTTGCGATAACTCAATTGAATAATATTGAATTATATTGAATAATAAAGGTCGTAGGTAACATGGTAACATTTCTTGGTAACACATATAAATAAAGGGTTTACGAGGTTTTTGTAACTTGTAACTAAAAATCGTATATAATAGAAATAAAAAATTACTAATAATATTATTTTGTATCTTGATATTTCATGTTACATTATATTGTAATTAATATTTTAACTCTATCATATATATCTTGGTAACTAGGTAACAAAATAAAAGAATATAAGATAAAGGCTTATAAATAAAGGGATTAGAGATGTTACCAAAATGTTACCTAAGCATTTTTCTTTGGTAACAAATTCTGTAAAACCTTATTTTATAAGTGTTACCAAAGGATTTTAGCATACATCTGTTCGTTTTTAAGCATAATTTATGATTTATAAACATAATTATTTTTTAATTATAGTACTTGACAGAGATTATTTTTATGTTATAATAGTTATAGGTGGTTTATATGAAACCTGAAATATTTAAAGATGTTGATTTTGATAAATTCGGTAGAAAAAATGTTAATGAGAAAGATATTGAACTTGAAAAAGATAAGATTGTAAATAATTTTGAAGAAAATGGTATGCTATATGTAGAACAATTAAAGAAGAATAATTTTAATGATAAGAGTAGTCTAAACAATACTGTTAGACTTAATACAACTAAAGAGGATAGAGTTAGAAATACACTTAGTAAATTAGCAAGTGATAATAGTAAGGGTTATTCTGTTAGTAAGGTGTCTAAATTTCTATCTGATGAAAATGTAAAAGCTTATGAAGATATTTTGTATGAAAAAACTATTAATAATATTTTGATGAATAATTATACTGCGATCAGTGAAGAAGAGCTTAAAATGGAAATGGTGGAGTACCTTAAGTTGACACAATTGTGTAAACAGATACCAACACCAACCGGACTGGCTGCTTATACTGGTATTACTGTTAAGACACTTGCTAGTTATAAGAACAACGCTGATAGTAAATACCATACAATTGTTTGTAACTTTTATGAGCTTTGTCATGATACAACTTTAATGGCAGCGATGGATGGTACAGTGTCTACTAACCTTATGACACTATTAGGCAAAAGTTGGTTCGACATGGATAATTCTACAAAATTAGAACTCTCAATCCCTTTAAATTCAAGGGTTTGCGAGAGTGATAGTATAAAAGTCATAGAAGAACAACTACTTTTAGAAGACAAAAAGTGAACAGATGTTCGCCTTTTTTTATACCTAAAAAACGAACAGATGTTCTATATAAAACACAAACGATTGTTCGCTATTACTTTCTAAAAAATAAAAAATCAATTTTTCAAAAAAATGTCCGAGTTATTAGAAAAAATTTTAAAAAATTTTACTATAAAGACACGTTCCCTTTTGGTTGTTAAAATAATTGTATAAAAAATGGTATAAAAAAATATGAAGAAACTTTACTATCCTTTTTCTTCCATTATTTGCTTATTCATAGCAAGCGGTTAAAACTAAAATAGTCTAATCATACCAGAAAATAAAAACATCTCTTAAAACGCAAATAAACGCCTTTAAAACACATCTATTTAACTACTATTGAAAAACAGATCACTATATATCAATTGTGTAAAGTTTACATCACTTTACATTTAGTTTACATTATCTTAGTGTAAAGCTATTGTAAAATAGAACACCACGACAAAAAAGGTATATTCTTTTTTATACCTTTTATTTTTCAATCATTTCTTCAATGTCGGATTTATCGATAGCACATCTATAAATTAATATCGGTTTTTGACCTTTTAAATCGATTTCGAACCAATTATCCTCTTGTAAATTTATTTCGGCGTTATATTTCAATAACAGATTGTAAAATTCCTTTAAAAATTCATTTTGTTTGACTGTCATTTCGTTACCTCCATAACTAACGCCTCAACCTCTTTTTGTTCCTCTAGTGATAAATTAGTCCATATTTGCAATGCTTTAACCATTTCTTTAGTATATCTTTTATGTAAATATATGTATATATAGGCATATACTTGCGTTCTTTTTCCCTCTATTTCTTTAATGTTTTCCCCTTTTCTTATTCTATCATATAGCTTTTTTATTTTCTTATCGTCCATTATCTGGTACCTCCAAAACTTTTGATAACAGCTACAGGAAGCAAAATAACCACCTTTATTATTGCTATTGCTAGTCTTATCGGTAATACTATTAAAATTTTATTAATATTAATAAATGCTTTTATCATTTATCTCATTCCTTTCGTTATCATTTCATTTTTAGTCTTTTCATCTACTACGTCAATATAATAGTGATTGTCATAATAGATCTTTTTTATATTGATGGCTTGTTTACTTAAGTCTTTTGAATTAATATGCGTATAACTGTCTATTAACTCAAAATATTTCTTTTTTCTCTTGCCGACTTTTAAGAGTGTGAATTTATAAATGTTTATTGTATACATTTACTTAACTCTGTAGTCGTTTAAATGGTTTATTAGTGATTTGTTTATGTTGTTCTTCTCGTCGTCGATCTGCTTTCTTAAGTCGTCAATTTTTTTCTTACTTTTAATTGTTTCAATGTATAGTATTTTAGCATACTCTTTTACATCATTGATATAATTATAGTCAAGATTACAGTAATAATTATATACTTTATCAAATGTATCCTTGTTGATATTTTTTTCTTCGCTAACTTTGTCAATGGTTCCTATTTTTTTATTATCTTCGGTATAGAATTCAAATAATAACCTTACACTTGTGAAGTAATATTCTTGAAACATATTAAAATAAATAATAAAGTTATATTTGTCTTTAATATATTCTTTTAATTCATTGGCTATCTTTTCTTTTGTTTTTTCCCCTATTCTTTTATCTTTATATTTTTGTATTATAGGGATTAACTCCTCGTCTACTATTTCATTAAGTGATAGGTCAATGTTGTTCTTTGCTACTTGTATAGCTATATCAATGATGTTCATATCATCGGCTATTTTCCCCTCTTTTTCACAATATTGTAGTAGTGTTTGTTCTTCTTCTTCTGTTCTTTCTTTAAAGAGTGTCAATGTTCCCCTGTATTTTCTTTTTTCTTCCGCCGCTTCTTTGGCGTCTATTTTTTTCTCGTTGTATTCATTACCTAGATCAACTATTAATTGTATATCTCTTTGTAACTTTTCTTTCATTTCTTTCTTTCCTCCTTTGTATGTATTAATTATACTACACTTTAAAATAAAAGTCAATAGTTTTTTTACAACAAAGAAAAAATATCAACCTTAGGCGTGGGGTGGGGTATATACCAAAATACGCCCCCCAACCCGGGGCAAGGGCTCTAGCAAAATTAAAATTCTCAAAACCTTATCCTACACTATCCTACAAAACAACCTAAAACATATTGACTAATATCGAATAATTATGTATAATAATTATAGAAAGGACTGATATGATGGACAATACAAACAAAATAAAAGAATTATTAGAAAAATTAGAATATTTGTATGCTCTTTATACAGAATCAGTAAAGAACTATGAAGACATGTATAGAGTAGTGGAAGAAGATTTTTATAAAAGAAGTTACCGAAGGAATATTGATATATTTAATGCAAAAAGAGAGATGATAAATTATGTATATGAGTATTTTACAGGTAATATTTTAAAATAAAAAAGGAGGAATTATAATGAGTCTAGATATTAGTGTAAAAATTAGAATTGCTTGCTTAGAGAATCCTAATGGAAAGGTGGAGATAGTGTAATGTGGATTAGAAGTCAGAATAAAGAATGTTTGGTGAAATTAGATGATTATATACATTATTTTTATGATGATAGAGAAAATGAGCATGGAATTGGCTCACATATGGTTACTTTAGGTGTGTATGAATCGAAAGAAAGAGCACTTGAAGTGTTAAATGCGATCGAAGATGTATTAATAGCAAGACACATGATAGACATCTATGGTAATAATTCGGCGTTATTTAAAGGTATTAGTGGAGATAATATTAAGAAAACTTTTAATACGACGGCTGTTTATGAGATGCCGGAAAAGTAAGAAGTGGAATAAAAAGGAGGATTAAATGTTTATATTATATATACCATTAATATTTTGGGGGTTAATTGGTATAGGAGCAATTATTGGATTAATTCTAATGATAAAGGAGTGGAATAAATAAAATGAAATATTATTATGAATATAAAGAAAAAAATGGTTGCAAAGTCGGTGGACATAATTTAGAAACAATTGATTTTTTTGATAATTATATAAGATTATTGGGAGTAGATATTATTCAAACTAATTATGGTTATAAAGAACAATATTGGAGAACACTTTTAGATATGAATGAAATAGAATATTTAAAGATACTTCCTATGGAAGGGGTGGAAAGATGAATGAAAAAGAAATTAAAGACTATTTAAAAAGAGTTGATGAGTTAGGGACTAAACTAACGGGAGAAGATAAAGAAACTTATGCTTGGTTAATTTATGGCTATAATCAATGTGCCAAATTGTTAAATGAAACAGAACAACAATGTAAAAAGCAACAAGAAGTAATTGATAAAGCAATAGAAACTTTAGAAAAAGGGATTACATTTTGCGAAAATGATAGCCAAGGAATTTACAATAAATGCAATATAGCAATAAATAGAGAAAAGAAAGTTTTAGATTTATTAAAAGAGGTGGAATAAATGAAGCCAAGTAAAATTAAAAAAGTTGGAAGAAGGTTATACATTTATTTTAAAATACCATTTTTTAGTAATTATAGAAAAGTACATGAAAAACTACAGAAATATTATGATGAAGATAGTTCTATGGGAGATTTTATAGATAAAACTGGTAAATATATAGTTATAGGGTACTTCTTAAGAAGCATGGAAGATATAAAACCATATATAGAATGGGGGAAGTAATAAATGAAAGATGAAACTAAAGGAATGTTATTATATTGTTTATTATTTGTATTAATGTGTGTGTTGATTATTTTGCCATATATCATAATTGGTTTACTATCTAGATAGGATGAACTAATAAATGAAATAGGAGAATAAGTATGAAATTAGATGAATTATTAAAAAAGGAATTTTATATAATTAAATGCAAAGATTTTATATATTATGTTCAACCTGTTCATATAATTGGATTTGGTGGTTTTGCTGGTGATGAAGAATTACAGTATTATTTAGATGTTAAAGATTTTATGGGCAGAGATGAAAAAACGTATATGTATGAATTAGAAAAATTTAAAACATTTGAAGAAGCACAAAAAGAAGTTGATAGATTAAATAATATTCCTAGTAATAAAAAACAAGCAAAACAATGGAATACAAGAGATAAGTTTATGCTACAAAGTTATTTAGAAAGGAAAGAAGAACAAACATGAAAATAATAGATTTATTGGTAAAAATATCGAAAGATGAAAAAATGCCAAAAAAGATAAAATACGGATGTTATATTTGGAAATATGATAAAGATGCAAAAGATTATTACAGAACTAAAATCAATGAAGAATATGTCTATCTATTTCAAGATTTATTTAAAGATGCGACACATTCTTTTATAAATAATGAAGTAGAAATAATAGAAGAACCAAAGAAGTTAGAAAAAATAGATGAACTATTAATGATTGAAGATTTAATACCACCTTATGGAGAAAATGAATATAAAGTGTGGAAAAATATAATAATTCAGCAAAATAAAATTAATAAACTGATAGAAGAAATAAATAAATTAAAAGGAGAAGAGTAATGGATATAAATAAAGATTTAAATGAAAAATTAAAATCTATAATAGAATATTATGGATATAGAAATCAGTTAAAGAAGTTTAATGAAGAATCGTTTGAAGTAATAGAAGCTGTTATGGACTTAGAAGAGCAGATTTTAACTTGCTGCGAATGTGGGTGCTCAGAGTGTCATACAAAACATGAAAGAGAGCACTTAGAAGAAGAAATAGCGGACGCTTTAGTTCTTTTAAATCAGTTTATATATTATTATGATTTAAATGAAGATAATATTATGGATACGGTTTATAAGAAAACTGATAGGGAAATAGATAGAATCGCAAACAAATTAAAGATAGAAGGGGTAACGGATGAATCCGGAAGAGATTAGAGTTGATAAGATAATCATTACAAATAGAACAACACTATCAAATATGCAGGCTATGAGAAAAGTATATACTGTTATGGATATGGGACTTATGTCAGATAATAAGACGAAATATTGTTTTCATACTGTATTTGGTGATGATGTAGAAGTATCTGCGATTAAAACATCATATGGTTACAGATTTGAATTGTTTAGGCTAGCAGATAGTGATTTTGAATTAAAAACAAAACTTGAGGGTGAAGAAGAGAATGTACAGGCTAGTGGTGACGAAGAAGAATGATACTATAGAATATGATTTAAAATCGATGAAAGACGTAATAGACATGTTATATAAAATACCACTTTGTGAAGAAGAATATACGGTTAGATTAGAAAAGGTTAAAACTCTTGTAAAAAAATTAAAATAATATTGACACTTGTGGCGAAATATGTTATTATTAAATTGGTTGATATGAGTGCATGACTCCTTTTGCATACGAATGTGTATGCTAGATAATATTTATACTTTAATTATACTATGATACTTGAACTTTAACCAAAATTAACACTAATAATGTTATGAAATACTATGATTGTGGAATTACGATTTTAACCATGATAACAAAACGCTTTGCACTCCTATTAACCTATGTAACTATTTATTTCATTTTTAGAACCCCTAACTATTTAGGGGTTTGTTTTTTATTGCATAAACTAGATATTTTGTGTATAATTATAATAAGGAGGGTAATATAGGAATGTTTAAAAGACTTAAGAACATGAAATTAAAAGAGGAATGTTGGAACATTGATTACTCGTTTTTACTTTGGATAAATGAGCATTTCAAAATGTATCTTAAAGAGGCTGGTAATATTGTCGATTTAGAATATTATACCTACGATTATAAGGGAAAGATTATTACGCAAAAAGATGCTATTAACATTATCATTAAGGATACAAATTGGCTTATAAAAGTATATTTTGATTATTCGGTTAAAGAAGAGTTTAAAGAAGAATTTGCAAATGCAATTGACGAAGTGTTTGAAGTGTTTCATTTAGTTTATTATAATATGTGGTGGTAGAACCTATCTTGCATATTTATAGGTAATATGGTATACTAAGATTAGGTGATAGAGTTGGAGAAAGAGATAATTGATAAGGTGAAATTCCTTATAAAAAAAGGTATCCCGCTTGAAGAAATGGCGGAAAAAGTAGGATTATCAAAAGAAGAAATAATAGGTCTTGTGATGATTTTAAAAGAGAAAGGTTTCTTAGTTGATTATATCGATGGACAGATTGTAAAACTTAAAAAACCTATCGAAAACTTTGGAGTGTATGAAGTCCCTGATAATACACATCATTTATCACTTCTTATGATAAGTGATTCACACCTTACAAATAAAGCAGATCGAATCGATATCTTAAATTATCTTTATGATAAAGCAGAAAGTAAAGGTATTAAATATGTTTTGCACTGTGGAGACGTGCTTGACGGAATGTATGTGAATCGTCCTCAACATATTTATGAACTTAGATGTGTTGGTTTTGATGAGCATTTAGATTATGTTGTAAATAAGTACCCACATTTTAGTGGTAAGACATTCTTTATTGGTGGAAATCACATGGACACTTATTTTAAAAATGGTGGCTCAGATATGGGTAAAGCAATATCAAGAGAAAGAGAAGACCTAGTTTATTTAAATCCAGATACAGCAGATTTGAAAATCGGAAAAGTCGGAATACATATGCATCATGGTGGTGGGGGTAGAAGTTATAGTCTTAGTTATAAACTTCAGCGTTATGTTGAAACACTTCCGCAGGATAAAAAAATTGATATTGTAATGCAAGGACATTTTCATAATGCGATGTATATGTATTATATGGGAAAACATTGCTTTCAAGTTGGTGCTTTAGAGGATGATACCCCATTTTCGAGAAGCATGGGATTTAAGAATGAAAAAAGTTGCTATTGGGTTGATATCGAGGTTGATAATAAAGGTAATATTTATAGTATAGAACCTACACTTGAAGTATTTGAAGGTAAGAAACTAATAAGGAGAAAATAATGAATAAAGATGAGAAGATTGCCCTGATAAGGGATAATGTGGAAAGAATGATAAAGTTAGTCGAAGATGATAAAAACATTGAGATTAGAATAGAACCTATCGTTGAGGTGAATCGTGATATAACGAAAACTTATGTTACAAATAAAAAAGTTGGGGAAGTATTTTCAATTATTTATAAAAAATAGTAAATTTGACTTAATATAGTTTTTGTGGTATAATATATCTTATGTAAATGCCTCGTGAAAGAGGGAGAAGAAGGAACGCTGTTCCTTTTTTTCGATTATTTATAAAAAATAGTTGACTTATATCGTAGAATATGATATATTAATATTGATTCATGAATTAGGTTCATTAGGTGTTTCGATTCCTGAAGTATTGTAATTGGGAAACATCCAGATTTGATTGAGTTTCAAGGGAGCGAAACTATCCGGATAGGTGTTCCGACAAACATCGAGAAAAGCTTTTTGCTACAATTTTGCCCCATATGGGGCTCTTTTTTTCTTGACTTATTTTGAATAATATGATATAATAAAATTGTGTTTGGGAAGATTATTCCATTACACATTGTTTTGTTCATTGATAGGGGGAAAGGTTATCATACCTTTTCTTTTGTTATATATGGAGGATTGTATATGGGTTTAACTAAAGCAGAACTTAAAAAAAGAGAACGTAAAAGACAAAAAATACATGAAGAGGCTCTTGAGATATTTGGCAAACAGCAGGCTGAAAAATTAAAAAACTATCACAAATTTTATATCTCAAACTCGGCAGATTTAACGTTTTTAGAAATCGGATCGATATTGGATGAATTTTATGCTGGCACTGAGACTACAAAACTTATGCACAATGTTGAAGAAGGTGTATCTCAAGAAATACAAGTTACTCTTCGTAGAAATAGACAATATATGCTAACAGTTACTTATCTATCCGATACAATTCAATTTGATATAAAGTTTGTAAAAATACTTCAGGGTGTTCAGCAACCAACTAGAGGTAGAACTAGAGAAAGAGATAAACTTATTAAAAAGCAAGCCGAAAGACAAGCACAAACAGTGAAGAAAGTACAAGGAGAACTTGATAAAGGTAAGGACTGTGCTGTTAAAGTCGTCTGCTGTGAAACAGGGAAGTTATATGGGAGCATAATGGAATGTGCTAAAGATGTTGGATTATCTCCTCAGATTGTGAATCACTATTTGGCTGGGGATGCTGGAAGATTCTCAACGCATGGATATACATTTAGACTATACAATGATGAGAATTATAATGTATCTAAAATGATAAAAGATGAAAGATTAAAAGTAAAATGTATAGAAAATAACAAGATATTTGAAAACGCTGTCGCCGCTAAAGCATGGCTTGAAAAAACAGTGGGTGGAACACAGAGTTATTTTTATGAAGCTGTTAATCGCCCTGAAGATTTAACTTGTGGTGGTTATCACTGGATGTATGTTGATGATAATGGTAATAGAGTGCAAAAATAATATTGACTTTTTATGTATTATATGTTATTATTAAATTGTGATAGGGATTATATTTCTATTACACAACACTCAATATAGGATTACTCGCATATTAGCTATTTGAAATAATTACTTGAGAACCTTATGAAAAACTATAACACAATATAGTAAGGATATTTTCTCAATGCTTTTTATCCATTAGTGCAGACTTATGGAGGATAGAGTTGGTATGTATTGTAAAATATATACTGGGACCTAGAAACTGGGGAATGAGAAAATAGTGGTTTTTATATGAATGTCGTATCGTACAAGCCTAACCGATCACAACTATAAAACGTGCCCATGTATAGGGCAATTATAAAACTCATTAGTACTACCCCTATTGGTATGGGTGAGGGAAAAATGAGACTACCGATTAAGTGATAATCGTGCGGTTGACGAATAGTGATATTCTATAAGGTTAGAACTTGGTATTCTTGCACAAATCCGCATGTTTGGTAAATATGGAATATGAAAAAGATTAATAAGGTTTTTACATAATTTTACGTAATAAATTATGACCCAACCGTGTGTGAGAATTGCTGGTAATGATTCCAGTCTAGGTATAAGACGGTTACCACCCTGGGTATTAAGGAAATAAGTTCGCAACTTGTTTTTGGGTTAATACTCCCTAGTGACCGAACAACGATTGTCTTATAAAAATTAATAGGAGGACTATCTCACGTAATTATTTCAGATAGCTAATTAGCCATTTCACCCCCGACATGGATGGCGAGTAATGCTCCTTTCTTGATGTACCTAAGATTCCTTTTATTATTTTTTTCAGGTTTTAGGTACGTATACTTGTATTATGGATGGGTTTTTAATAAGTCCCATCCTAAACTATATGGTGGTATAGCCAAAAGGTTAAGGCGAAAGTCTGCAAAACTTTTATTGTAGGTTCGACTCCTACTACCACCTCCAAGTGGAAAATCTCTCCGAGTTGAATGAATACCATAATATTGGTATTTTTTTTATATTGACAATAATACATTTGTATGCTAAAATGTACTTAGATAAGAATATGAGGTAGATGGCATGTTTGACGACAGACTTAGATTTTTTGGCTACAGAGAATTTTATAGAAAACGGGAACTTATTGAAAAAGTTTTTAATTTGTCATCTTCTAATGAACGTCAAATATATAAGTATTATATTTATTCTAGACGCTATCTAAGAGAACGAACATGTGATGTGATTTGGGAATATTTAAATGCTTTAGACAAAGAAGAACACGTTATAAAGGACGAACAACTATACAAAGAACTCTTCCGATATAAACCGTAGGTGATTAAATGAGTAAAGATTTAACAGAGATATTTAATAGAACTTTAAAATTTGAAGATTTACGTTCAAGAGCAAAAGATAAAACACAATTCGCATATTTGGAACTATTATATAATTTAATGGTTGATTACGATTCTTTAGATAACGAAAAGAAATTTTGGGAAATCGCCTACGAAATTGAAAAAGTTAATTTTAAAATTGTTACGGATGATAAAAAACAAGTAAATGCAATTTTATTAGATAGTTATGACAGACGAGCAAGACGTGGGGATTTTAGAGCATATTGTATCGCATTAGAATGGAATAGACCACTTGAAAAACAATTCTTCCTACCAAGGAAAAGAGTACTTGAAAAACACGGTCTCATACAAGCTATGCAAGATGTTGCTGATGATAAGTTAGATTTCTTGTTTGTATCACTTCCTCCAAGGATAGGGAAAAGCACACTAGGTTTATTCTTTTTGTCATTTATGGCTGGTTTATATCCTGAGCGTTCTATATTAGCCAACGGTCACTCGACATCGTTGACACAATCATTCTATAATGAAATGCTTAACTTAATGACTAGCGAGGAATACAGATATAGTGAAATATTTCCAAAAAACTTTATTATAGATCAATCGGCTGAATATTCCTGGATTGATTTGAATCACAATAAAAGATTTCACACATTATCATTTAAGTCAATTGATGGTGGTACCACAGGTCTTGTTGAAGCGAGCAACGTGTTATATTGTGATGACCTTATAAAAGATATCGAACAAGCTAATAACCCTAATAGACTTGATAAAATATTTTATACTTACACAAGTACAATCCAAGACAGAACTATACAAAGACTTTGTAAAGATGGAAAATATCATAGGTGTCCTGAAATACATATAGCGACCCGTTGGTCTCTTAATGATGTTATTGGACGATTAATCGCTATTTATGGAGATATAGACAGTGAAAGAATAAAAATAATTAACATCCCATGCTATGATGAAAATGGTGGGAGTAATTTTGAATACGATTATGGTAAAGGTTTTGATAAAGAATACTATCATCATTTACAACTTGCTGAAGATCCTGTTATATTCTCAGCGAAATACTTGGGTCAACCTATTGAAAGAGAAGGTAGACCATTTAGTGAAGACCAACTTACATTCTATCAAGAACTACCAGATGAAAAACCTGACAGAATACTTTGTTATTCCGATGTTGCTCATGGTGGTGAAGACTATTATTCAATGCCAATCATATATCAATACGGTGTTGATTGTTATGTTGAAGATGTTCTTTTCGTAAATAGACTAGACGATGACAAGACAAGACCACTTGTTGTTAATAAAATAATGGAACACCATGTTACAAAAGCAGGTTTTGAAGAGAACAATGGTGGTAAATTATATGCAGATATGGTACAAAGAGACCTTAAACAAAACGGCTATAGATGTAACATTACAACGCATAAAGTACCCACAACGAAAAGTAAATTAGATAGAATACTTAGTTGCCAAAGTGAGATAAAAGGCGTTGCAACAGAACAAGGCAACTTCAGAATATATTTTAAATCTTATGAGAAACGAAAAGACAACGTGCAATATAATAACTTTATGCAGAATTTATATAACTGGTCACAGAAATTGGGCTCTATACAAAAAACACAGCACGACGATGCTCCCGATAGTTTAGCGGGTCTAATAATAAACCTACTTGGCAATGGTTTAGTTGGTAGAGCAAGTATCAAAGTATCCCTTGATAAATTAGGACTTTAATTTGACAAACAATCGAAAGTGTGATATAATGGAAGAAGATAAAACATATGTTTGCTGTCCATATTGCGGAAAACGACTTTTTAGAATAAACAAGGACAGTGTTTATATTAAAGTATTCTTATGGTGTAAATACTGTAAGAAAGAAATTGAATTTACAAAATAGAGCCCCTGAGCCATACTTTTTAGTGTGACTCTTTTATTTTTGAAAGGTTGGTGAGTATATTGAACGGAACAACCGCAACTAGTTCATCTAGTTCGTCTAGTTCGTCATTACATTACGGTAGGCAGAGAATTATCTTAGATTATGATGAGGTTACACCTCAAAATGTTATAGAAGTTTTAGAAAAAGCTGAAAAAGTTCATAGCGAGAATGAAAGTGACTGCGAATACCTAATTAATTATGTACTAGGTCAACAAGACATTTTAAATAGAAGTGCATCTGAAACATCAAATGTTAATAATAGAGTTGTAATAAATTATGCTTATCCAACAACAAGAGAAATTGTTGGTTATACACTAGGTAATCCAATTGAATTTATCGCAAAAAAGATTGAGAAGAAAGACGCTGTACAAGATTTAAACGACGCTTACGATTATGAGGAATTGTATCAAACAGATATTAATGCTGAAACATATGCTTCTGTTTGTGGTGTGGGTTATTATATAACACTTCCTAGCGAAGATATATCACAAGATAACACACCGCTAGTACCTCTTAAAGTTGATTATTTGGACCCTAGAACAACTTTCGTTGTACAAGGTAATAAGATAGGCAATCCTCAAATAATGTCTGCTACACGCTTTAAAAACGAGGATACAGGCGATGAGATATACAACTGCTATACAAATAATTATTTTATGGTAGTAACAAATAAAGAAAAAGTAGAATCAACTGTAAATCCAATCGGAAAAGATCCTATAACAATGCTTGAAAATTCGTTATTTCTAACAGGAGACTGGGAACTTGCTATACCAGCTATGAATGCTAGCAATATCGTTGCAAGCGACAGTTTAAATGATATAGAAGGCACAATTAGAAGTTTACTTGTTGTACTAGGTGCTCAGTTCGATGACGATGAGAGCGACACAACACTTGCAAATGTTAAGAAAAATAGATTGCTTCAATTATTCGCACCAAATGGTGGAAATGTTGATGCTAAGTTTATCTCACCACAATTAGATAGCACTAGCGTTGCAAATATTAGAAAATACCTAGATGATGTCAGAAATATTATAACAGGTATTCCTAATAGAGAAAATGCAAACAATGGTGGTGGAGATACAGGAACAGCCGTTCTAAATAGAAATGGTTGGACAGATTTAGAGATAGTTGCAAAACTAAAAGAATTATCTATTAAAAAAGCTAAGAAAAGACAGGTTGAAATTGGTATCGAAATACTTAAAAAGTTAGGTATTGTACCACAAGATTTAACCGCACTTGATATAGATGTTACATTAAATAGGCATTCTATGGATAACTTGTCTTCAAGAGCATCTGTATTTAGCACATTAGTTGCAACTGGAGAACTTGCAATTGTCGATTGTCTTGAACTTTCTGGACTTACAAATCGTGTTAATGAAATGGTTGAGAGAGGAAAGAAAGAGAAAGAAGAAAGAGCACAAACGGTAATAGGTGTTGTTGAGGAAACTACAGAAGAGTTACCTGAGGATGATGAAAATTTAGATAAAGATGTTACTAATGTAGCTACAACAACGGAATAAAGAAATGGTCCCTTTAGTTTCTTCGGAAGACTAATTAAAGATATCTAGAAATCAAAAGGACACATTCTTTGTTATATATCGCTCAAGTGGTAGAGCGTTTATAAAATTACCACTTACATACATCAGAGAAGATGTTAAAAACACTGTAAAAGGAGGAACTCAATGTTTGAGAATTTGAAAGATATGATGGGTGACGCATATAAACCAGATATGACAGCTGAAGATGTCAATAATTTCTTTGCTGGTAAAAAGTTCACTGACCTATCTACAGGTCTATATGTAGATAAAAACAAATATGAAAGAGATGTTCAATCTCTACAAGCAACTATCACTGAAAAGCAAAATGCTTTGAATGCTAAACTTACTGATGACGAAAAAGCACAGCAAGAAAAGCTAAATAAGGACAAAGAAATTCAGAGATTAACAGAATTATTAAAAACAAATAGTTTAAATTCTAATAAGAGTATGGCTATTGGTAACACAGCTGATGTCAAATCTATTCTTAAAATAGAAGAAGACGACACTGAATTTGCTACATTCCTTGATAACATTGTTTCAGAAGATGGTGCTAAAACAACAGCAATTGCTAAGTACCTTAACAAAGCTGTTAAAGATGCTTACGAAAAAGGTAAGCAAGATGCTACTAAAGACTCTATGGGAGACTTTGGTAAGAAAACAAAAGGTGACGCTTCCAAGTCTAAAGAAGACGATTTGGGTTCAAGACTTGCTAAATTAAACTCACCTAAAACACAAACTGTTGATTATTTTAAAAGATAAAAAAGGAAGGAAGATAAAATATGGCAAACATGATCAAAACTACTGATTATAGTAAAAATCAAAAACAAATCTTAATCGGTCAAGAATCATATTACATTGCATTACCTGTTAGAGTATCAGGAACTGCTGGTGCAACTATGCTTGCTGGACAACCACTAGTTGGCGATATCACTGCTAGAGACACTGCTTTCACTGCTTCTACTAAAGATAGTTCAAGCAACAAATATGCCGCTAACGGTATATTACTACATGATGTTGTATTAGATTCAGACGGAAAAGGAAATGGAACTTTAATTCTTGCTGGTTGTATCGATATGCTTAAATTGGATTCTACAATTCAAACAATCATACCTGATGTAACTGGTGTAGATAGAATTATATTCGTGAAAGGAAGTGCTTATTAATGAACTCAATATTTGACTTAGTAACTGCTAAAAATATAGCACAATACTGGATTGAAAAAAATGTTAATGAGCAACCATTACTAGGTGAAACTTTATTCCCTGCTGTAAGAGAAATTGGTATTAAACTAGAATGGATTAAAGGTGCTAAAAACCAACCAGTTGGTTTAAGACTTGCTGCTTATGATACTAAGGCTATCAGAAGAGATAGACAAGGTTTCGAAGAGTCTTCAACAAAAATGCCTTTCTTCAAAGAAAGTATGTATATTGATGAAGAACTAAGACAAAACCTAAATACATTAATGCAAACTAACAATGAACAAATGATTAATCAAATTTTAACAAAGATTTTTGATGACGAAATCACTTTAGTTAAAGCTGCTAGAGTAACACTTGAAAGAATGAGAATGGAAGCATTAACTGCTGGTACAGTTACTTTAGGTAGCAACGGACAAGCATATTCTTACGAGTATGGTGTACCTGCTGACCAAAAAGTAGATGTTACAACTGTATGGTCTGATCCAAATGCAGATATTATCGGAGACATTACTAAATTTGTTGAAGATATGAAGGCTAAAGGTGTAGTAATTACTAGAGCTGTTTGTAACTCAAGTGTTGCTAAAAACTTCAGAACTAATAATGCTCTTAAAAATGCAATTTATGTATTTGCTAATGGTACTGTAAATGTAACTACTGCTAGAGCATTAGATTATATCTATAATGAAACAGGTATTTCAATCTATGTATACGACGATGTATATGTTAATGAAAGTGGACAAGCTGTTAAATATGTACCAGATAACACTTTAGTATTAATGCCTGAAGGAACTCTTGGTAATACTCACTTTGGTGTAACTCCTGAAGAGAGTGATTTAAGTAACTCATTAAAAGCTGAAGTATCTATCATTGAAAATGGTGTTGCTGTTACAACTTACGGAACAGAAGACCCAGTTAATGTTGAAACTAAAGTATCTATGGTAGCATTACCTTCATTTGAAAGAGCAAATGAAATCGTAATCGTTGATACTAACACAGCTGCTTAATTATGATATTAATACATAAAGATAACGATATGAAAAAAGTAACTAAAGGTGCGTTCGAAAATTTTTTCGAACCCCTTGGTTACAAAATTATTAAAGATGCTGTAGCAAAAGAAGTTACTAAAGAGATTCCAAAAATAGAAACGATTGATAAAGAGAGTAAAGACGAAAAGGTTGGTTCACAAAAGAAGAATAAAAAGGAGGAATAATATGATTTATTTAATAAATGGAAAATATTATGTCAAGATATCTCCTTTAACATATAGTGAAATCAAATTAGAATTAAAAGGGGAAGACTTAAATCTAGTACCAATTGGCAATAAGATTGAAGTAAACTCCGATATAAAAATAAAGGAAATAGTTTTCAGAGATGAAAAAGATGACCTAAAAAAACAACTTAAGAAATCGTCAGAAGCAAAAACTTCTTCTGCCGTATCTAAGAAAAACAGGTGGTGATAATATGAATGATACAATGAGTTCTCTACTTAACCAACTTGTGGTAGATTTAGAGGCAAGAAAGTTTGAAAGATACTCTGACGAATTTTTACTATCTGAGATAAAGCTTGCTATAGGAGAAATAAATCGTTGTAGAAATTTTACACCAACAGACAAAGTATTGTATGATAGCAAATATGAATATCTTATAATTCCTATGGTCAGAAGTTCAATTGCTAAAATAGGAGCTGAAGGACAAGTTGCTCATACAGAAAACGGAATAGTAAGAACATATGGTTCCGATGGTGATTATCCTAAAAAATACACATCACAAATTATTCCACTTATAAAATAGAGGTGATATGATGCGTTGCTTACAAAGAAACAAACGAAACATTTATCTATGTACACAATATGAAGAAAACGGTATAAGACTTTTTGCAAAACCAACACCAATTGAGATAAACTATCAGTCTACTAATAGCGATAGTGATTTAATAGCACTGGGTATGGAATATCCTATGTATGCTAGAATTAAAGCGGACCTAGAATATAAAGATATGTTCCACACTGGTGATAGAGTGTTCATAAATACATCTATTAAAAAATATGATGAATTATGTAAAGAAGCAGATTATCAAGTAGATAATGAGCCAATCATATCGCTTAATAGTATTGAAGTTACATTAAAGAAATTGAGTGCAAAGCAATAATGAAAATACCTTTTACACAAGAAGGAATAAGACTTGCTATTGGAAAAATGGAAACACTTAAAGACAACCTTATTATTGCTGGTCAAGAAAGTGTTTCAGAACTAATAGAAAAAGGTTCTCAACGAGCAAACGATTTAAACAATATTGCCCCCCAAACAGGTGTTGAAAAAAGTCAAATCATTGGCGATTTTGATAATACTGATACGGGTGCTTTTGGAGAAATTTCACTCGTTGGTAGAAATGCGATTTATGATGAGTTTGGTATTGGTGAAGAAGGTGCTTCAGATCCACATCCATTAAAAGGAAACTTTGGTTTAAATGATTATAACAGTGGACCCATTGTTAGCTCACATATTAATTCAAATGGAGAGCACTATTGGTTTTACGGACCAATGAAAGGAAAACCTTATTTCGATAGTAAAAGTGGTTACACAAAGGGTGTTCCTAGCGGAAAGCAAATGTTCAACACATCTTTATACATACACGATATTAAAGATGATGTATTAAAAAATAAAATAAAAGACGCTATAAAATTTGTAAAATAAAGAGGTGATAATGTGATAACATTGATTGATCAATTGATTAATGATTTAAGAGAAGAATTTACAAAACATTCTGAATATTCGAATATTGTTATTAAAGACATTTACGAGTTATATCCTACTCTTAGTTACCCAGGTATCACCATCGAAGAAATAGAAAATAGCGATAATGCTAAATATTTTGACGAGACAGAAAGAGTCACAGACCTTTCATATCAGTTTACAATACAATGTGAACAATCTCGTACTAAAACTGCTAAACAAAATGTCAGAGAGATAGCAGGAATAATAGATAACTATTTAAAAGGACCTAAATATAGGTGCCTTAGAAGAATAGGCTCTCCTGTAACAGTACCTAAACAATCTGATGATAATGTAATGGTTGGTTATCTCAGATATGATTGCTGCATAGAGAGAGATACGAATACTATATATAGGAGGTATTAAAATGAACACAAGAATAGACTTATCAACAATTGGCGTACAATTACACTACTGTGTTGAAACAACTGCTGGTACTAGACCAACAACTGGTTATACTAGAATTTATGGAATTAAATCTACACCAAGTCTAAACCCTGCTCCAGATACACTAGAGACTACCACTTTAGATGAGCTTGAGTACAAAACTTATGTAGACGGTCTTAAAGATTTAGGTGGTGCTTTAGAGTTCACATTTAACCTAACTCAAGATTTAGTTACTAAATGGGATGCTTTAATGACTGCTTATGAAACAGCTAAAGCAGCCGGAAAGAAAACTTGGTTTGCTATTGTTGTACCTGGACTTACTGATGCATTCTATTTCCCAGGAAACCCTAGTGCAATGGGATTACCTGAAACTTCAGTAAATTCTGTACTAGAAATAACTAACTACATAACTCCAGTTGGTGCTCCAGAAAAAGCTGCTAAACCAACAGGTGAATAAGAAAGGACAATAAAAGATGAATACTAAAATTAATTTAACATATAAAGGTGTTCCATATACCTTGGAATATGATAGAATGTCTATCAAATTACTAGAACAAAATGGATTTTCTGTAAATGAGTTTATTGAAAAACCATTGTCTAATATAGAAATGGCATTCGAAGGAGCATTTATTAAAAATCATAGAAAAACAAAATCAGAATTAATAACAGAAATATACAATCAGTGTAAAAATAAAGATAAATTAATAACTGCTATTGTTACTATGATACAAGAAACTTATGAAGCGTTCTTTGATGAGCCAGAAGGCGATGAGGGAAACGCAGAATGGGAAGTAGTGGACTTGTCTCCGAAGAAGACAACTCAAAAGTAGAGCATACTTCTCTAACCGAAACCTTTGAGGAATTGTGTCCCATCTATATGAGTTATGGTATGAGTTATAATGAATTTTGGCATGGAGACGCTTATATAGTCATGTTTTATAGAAAGTCTCATAAAATGAAATTAAGAGAACAAGATGAAAACAATTGGCTAATGGGGATGTATGTATACGATGCTATTGGTAAATTAGCACCTATACTACATCCTTTTTCTAAAAAAGGTACAAAGCCTCTACCGTATGCTGAACAACCATTCCTTTATGATAAACTATTGGAAGATGTAAAAACTGAAGAACAAAAACAACAAGAGGAAGAACAACGAGTTGAAGCTGAAACATTAAAAGCACAGATTCAATTTAACAACTGGTTTAGGGCTACGAAAAAAATGTTTGAAAATAAACAAAACTAAAGAAATTAAGGTGCACATAATTTCTTTAATAGAAAGAATAAAGGTGGTGAGATTATGGCGGCTCAAGGAGTCACATTAGACAAAGTCTCAATTGAAATACAATCATCATCATCCCAAGCTAGTCAAGATATAGATAGATTAACAACATCGTTAACAGCATTGAGAGGAGCCATTAAAGGCGGATTCAATGGTCTAAATAAATTAGCATCATCATTAAATGAACTTGCTACAAGTAGCAAACAAATGAGTGATATTAGTACAAATATATCGAAATTGGAAAATGTAACACTAACTTTACAAGAACTTAGTAATATTCCAACACCAACAGGATTCAAAGCAATTATTAAGGGATTAAACGATTTAAAAATAGCTTCTGATAATTTGGGTGATACCGATGCTAAATTAAGTGGTATACCAAAGATAAGTGAAGATTTAGCGACGCTTGGAAACATACCACGATCAAATAGCATAAATAGTATTACAAAAAATTTAGAACGATTAATCGAAATATCTCCACAATTAGAGAAGGTTTCAAATGATTTAAAAACGCTTCCTAGTATGGTGGCACCATTATCATCGTTGCAAAGTATAAGTGTTGGTAAAGGTTTATCAAGTGTTGTGAATAACCTAGAACGAATACCGGAAGCTATGCAAAAATTTGATTCGTCAACGTTAGAAAATGTTGCTAGAGTAAGTACCCAACTTGCTAGTGCATTAACACCTGTGGCTAACAAGTTTAGAGACATATCTGCCGGTGCTGGTAGTCTTTCTGAGATGGCTAACAAATACGGCATTGGTATTACTAAAATCAGGGAACAAGCAAAAAGTACTGTCCCAATATTGAACAGATTTAAAAAAAGTTTAATAGATGTTAGTAAAAATATATTAAATCTTGGAAAAGGAGCACTTACTTCAATAGGTGGACATGCCGTTCGTTCTTTTCAAAAAGCGGCTAGTAAAGCGAAACAATTAACATTAGCATTAATTGGTACTCGTACTATATTTACTTTAACCAGAAAGGCTGTTAGTGAATATCTTGCCTTAGACCAAGAGTTATCGAAGTTTAGTACAAATATATGGCGAGCACTTGGTGCTCAGCTTGCTCCAGCGATAGAATATGTCATGGGATTGTTTAAACAATTCGTAAGAGTTATATATTCCTTCGTATATGCTATAACAGGTATTGATTTAATAGCAAGAGCGAATGCAAAAGCAATGGCGGGCTGGAGTAAATCGGCAAAAGACGCTTTGGGAAATCTTCAAAAATTTGATGATTTAAATGTTGTTGAATTTCCAAAATCATCTGGCGAAGGTCCCGATTTGATTGACATGGATAAAATAGATTTAACACCAATACAGTGGCTTGTTGATTTAATAAAAGAGTTAAAACAAGCTATAGAAGACGCTTTTGATACTGGCGAGTGGAAAGGTGTTGGAACTGTTATTGCAAAAATAATTAACACAGCTTTTGATAAAATAAATGTTGATAAATTACGACAAAAATTATTTGATGTAGCTGATGATTTCGGTGATGCTATTAATGGCTTTTTCGAAGAAATAGATTTTTACAGCATTATGCAAAAACTCAGCGATGTCATTATAACCGTTATGCAAAGTGTCGATAAGTTCATAAAACGAATAAATTGGAAACGTGTTGGACAAGCTATATCTGATGGTTTAACTGGTATTAAATTAGAAAATATATTTGAAGAAGCTATGAATATTGTGGATAGTGTTGTTAAAGGATTCGAAGATGCTTTTCTAGAAATCAATTGGAATAAAATAGCGGAGAATATAGAAAAAGCAATTCTTAAAGTTTTAAAAAAATTACAAAAGACAATTTCAGAAACTAATTGGAATGCGATTGGTGACAAAATTGGCGAATCAATTAGAAGTGTAAACTGGTTACAAATCTTTACAGAAATAGTAAATACATTTCAAACCGTTATATCGTCTTCGGGAGAATTTTTAGATGGCTTTTTCGGTACAACAATTTTCGGCGATTTAGCTAATACAATAAATAATATAATTGATAGTATCGGTATTTTGGGGAATGCAATTGTTACATCATTAGGTGAAGATTCTGCTGCTGGTGATGCGATTGGTTTACTAGAAACAATCTGCAAAAGCATATCCGATGCAACTGAAAAAATAAAAACAACAATTAGTGAATGGGTTGTTTCGCCAGAATTTCAATCGTCATTGGATACAATTAATGGAATATTAAGTGACATATTTAAATGGGCAGATGATATTATAAAAGATTGGACCGACTGGTATAACAAAGAAGGTTCTGATGATTTTAAAGAAGTGTTAGATACGTTAACAAGGATAGCTAGCAAAGTATTGCCTGAAGTTAGAAAATTACTAAATATTATATTACCTATATTAAGTTTTATATTTAAAAATATTATACTTCCCCATATATCTACAACTTTTAAAAAATTAGAAAAAGTATTAGAAGTATTGGAAGCTATTATCGACTTTTTAAATTTAACAGCCACACCTGATATTATAAAATTTGTAACAGGTGTAATCACAGGTAACAAACAAAAAATTGTAGAAGCAATCAATGATATTCGTAGAAAGATTAATAATCTAATAGATGATATCAATCGTATATTTAACAAAAAAATAATCAAAGTTCATTTGGATTATCTACCAACAGATAGTGACAGTGGCGGCGGTTTCCGTGGATATGCAACAGGTGGTTATCCAGAAAAAGGACAATACTTCTATGCTAGAGAAAACGGAATACCTGAAATGGTTGGTAGTATTGGTTCTCAAACAGCTGTTGCGAACAATATGCAGATAGTACAAGGTATTAAACAAGGTGTTAAAGAGGCTATTCAAGAAGCTGACCTTAACTTTACAAATGTTGTTAATCTTGGAAATGAAACTTTATATAAAAAACAACAAGCATATAACAAACTTCAAAATAACAAATATGGAACAATAAATGTTTAGGAGGTAGACTATGGAACAAGATAATTTTAAAGGTTATTATGTAAAGATAAATGGATGCACATTTCAAAGCCCATCAATTAAAAGAGAAGTTTTCAAGTTTGCTCCTAAACTTGTTCAAGTAACCGATGCTGGTGTTCTAGCAAGTGGAAGACTTAATATAAAAGTTCTTCCACACACTAGAGCAAAAATATGGATGGGGTTTCCACCTATGACGCCTAGTCAGTTCAGAACATATTGGGAAGCATTACTGGGTGATCAATCAGGTGTTGGAATGTATCTATCAGTAGAAGTATGGGATGAAAGTACTAATTCTTACATAACAGACACCTTTTATCATAATGATTTACAATATAAAAATGTTAATTATGAAGGTAGAAGAATGGTTGTAATGGATGATTTTCAATTAATAGGACATTAGGCGGTGATTAAATGATATACACTGAAATGTTAGATATAGATAAACAAGCTTTAAAAAACAACACATGTGCAATTAAAACTAAATTAATTGTTTTACCAGATGGGGAACATGAAAAATCAATAATATTGACTGAAGAAAATTCGGTTAAAGATTGGACATACGATGATGACAGAATCGTCCCTGATGAAGGATTTATAGGTCAGTTTGTAGCTAGAACCCTTTCTGGTAATTTACAAGATGTGTCAGAAGATTTTAATATTGAGAATAGAATGATAGAACTTCAAATGGCTATTGTGAGAATGGGTTCAATAGATACATTCATAACCACAGAGAACAATGATTATCTTACAACTGAAGATGGTTCCGAATTTTTAACAGAAACAAGTGGATCTAATGAAACATGGTATTCGTTAGGAACATTCTATGTTACAAAGCCAGAGAATGATGATGTGTCCGATAATACTAAATTTGAAGCATTGGATAAAACAATTTTATTCAATCAAGACTTTAATTATAATTATGTTTCACAAACATTCCCGTTATCATTCGATGCTACTTGTAAAACTGGCGGAAGTTTTACAGCATTGGAATTAGCAAAATATACCTGTGAACAAATCGGGGTTTCATTTGGAAGTAAGTCATTTACGAATGCGACTTTTAAAATAACAAGTAATCAATTCGTGTCTGGTGATAGTTGTAGAGATGTAATGAAGGCGATTGCACAACTTGCTTATTCATGGGTATACATTGATTGGGATGATAAATGTTATATACCTATAATTGACTTTGATACGAAAAATATATCTGATTTAGATACCTTAGATAATAACGAATACTTTTCATTAGTATCTCAAAAAAATACATATGGACCACTAAATAAAGTATTAATTGGTTTATCTGCTGTAGAAGGTGAAGGTGTCCAAATTACAGATGACGAATCGATTAGGTTAAATGGTATCAATGAAATTGATATTTTCGATAATCCAATAACTTATACAGATATATTAAGAGCAAATGCTATCAGTGCCGGTTCTATATTATTTGGGTTAGAATATACACCTCTTACTACTGAAACAATAGGACACCCATGGTTTAAAGGACATAAGATAGTTTGCATAAAAGATATGGACGGAAATAAAAAATATACATTGCCACTTAATAATGAAATTAAATACAGTGGTCATATACGAAGCACGTTCACAAGTACCATCGATACTAAAACACAAGAAAGATTAGGATATAATCGTAAGTTATTTAAAGATTTAAAAGATGTTAAAATAACATTAGATAAACAAGAAGGCACAATAAAAGTTATAAACAAAAACGTTACAGCTTTGGACGATGGTTTGAAATCACTAGAGAAAAGTGTATCGTCAATAACAACAGATAGTTATACTAGAACCGAAGTACAAGAAATTGTAAGTGGTGTTGGTGTTAATGGTGTTGTTGTAACATCGGTTAAAACAGCAGCAGGAACGTTTGATTTGAATGGGCTAACGATTGAGCAAAGCGATGCTGATACAAAAACAAATATAAACGCAAACGGTATGATTATATACGATGCTACAGGTGGAATGAATGATGCGTTACTTACCGTAAACAAGGACGGTGTAATTGCAAAAAATATAAGAGTACAAACATATTTAAATGTTGGACAACACTCAAGAATAGAAGATTACACAAGTCCCGATTATATTGACGGAACAGGTGTATTTTGGATAGGAAGTGAATAGACATGGCTACTTATAGAGGTACAATTACTTCTAATGAAATTGGAGGACAATGGCAATTATGTTTTGATGTGTATGAGGGTGATTACGATATTGCTAGTAATTCATCCCCTATCACATTAAATTTGTATGTTAGAAGAACTAGGAGTTATTATGGATATAATGGTGGTAATTATTCTGGACAGCTACGTGTCGATGGTGAATGGCGAAGTAATTATTCCGGTTCAATAACATATCCAACAGGTATTGGTACAGATTGGTTATTTTTAACTAGTGTTAGCACAACAGCTTATCATAATTCTGATGGTTCATATTCCCCTAATATAAGTATTAGTTACTCAGGTAATTTTGCACCATTCAGTTATGGTGGTAGCTATAGTGGATATGTAACATTGAGTACAATACCAAGAGCAACACCTGCTCCAAATGTTATGTGTGATGTTGAAAGTTCTACATCATTTACGTTATCACCTTATGCCAATTTTTCACATAGTGTACAATTTAGTTTCGGTGGTTATACAAAATATTTAACAGTTGGAGGAAACCCAAGTGATAGTGAGCAAATATACTCTACTAGTGTTAGAACTTGGAACTTTAATGCAACGAGCGATTTTTATAATAGATTTGATGGCAAGAGTGGAAGTGGTACATTAAAGGTTCGCACATATTCTTCAGGAACATTAATAGGAACATCCACATCAACATTAACATTGAATGCTAATGCGAGTAGGTGTTCTCCTGTAATAACAGGAACAGTAAAGGATATTAATCAAAGCACTATTGCTCTAACGGGAAGTAATAAAACAATAGTTAGATATAAGAGCAAACCGCAGATTACAACTTCAATTCGAATAACTTCACCGACTGATAAAAATGCAAAATTATCATATTTGTATGTTGCTGGTAACCAAATTTCAAATGTTAACCAAAGAATATTTGATGTTGAGAATCCACAAGGAAAATCGTTTTTAATAAAAGCGATTAATAGTAGGTCGTTCACAACAGAGACAGGTATATCTGCCAACAATTATGTAGACTATATATTACCAACAATAACTATTACTAGTTTGAAGAGAACCGAACCGACAACAGGTGATATCGACATCGAGTATAAAGGTGATTACTTTAATGGTAATTTTTCACAAAACACACCAAACGAATTAACAGTAACGTGGAAATACAAAGAAAAAAGTTCCAACCAATGGGTTGATGGCGGAACGTTTACTCCAACCATCAAAGAGAATACATTTAGTAGTCGGGTAACAATAAAATCGGTATTTGACTATAAAAAACAATATGATATAATGATATTAGTACAAGATAAATTGTCAGAAGCATCTGTACAAGGTCAATTGCCAAGAGGTTATCCTATCTTTTGGTGGGGTGAGAACTTTGTAGATATATTGGGAGAATTGCGTATTCAAGGAAAAAATCCTTTTCTATATTCAGAAGAGGAAACAATAATTGGAACATGGATTGATGGAAAACCACTATATCAAAAAGTACTTAAAAATTCCATCACGATTTCTTCATCAGATACGAACCAATTCGAACATTATATTGAAAATGTCGATTTGATTTTTACAAAATTTGCATTTGCTCATAGTTTAAACGGGGACCAAATAGCTTATCAATTACCAGTTACTCAATATAATACTAATACAAATCATGATGAACTTAGCGTTGCTGTTGATAGAAAGAATTATCGATTCTTAGTACAAACAAATTGGGCAATCAGCAACTGGCAAATATATGTTGTTGTAAACTATACAAAAACAACTGACACAGGGGAGGAATAATTATGGCTACAAAAAAAATAAGTGAGTTAACAGAAGCAACATCACTTACGTTAAATGATTTATTACCAATTGTAAATGGGAATGAAACAAAAAATACAAAATTAGAAGCGTTAAAAGATTTTTTATCATTAGGATATGAAGGACATACTATATATGAATTAAATTCTACTGCTAATACATTAGACATTGGTGCTAACACCGTAGATTTTGCAGATGTAATACCTAAATTAAACACATTAGCAAATAGTCATCTTGGAGAAACATTGTTTATTGTGATCCGTGACCCTAATAAAGTGAACATTGGGTCAGACAACTATTTATTATTTTTCAGCGTTAGTTTTAATAAAGTAACAGATAAACCAGGTAAAAATTATACAGGCACCCCAACTGCAATTTATTTCGGTCCTAGCGATAGTGTACGAATTGGTCATTTCTGGATGCAATTTGATAGAAGTAGTGATGGTACAATCACTATCAATACGCTAAATATTAGTATGCCGAATTTAATAGTTATGTCAAACGACGTACTAACCAAAACAAATACATCATCTTATACACCTACTGCAAACTATCATCCTGCTACAAAAAAATATGTAGATGACCAAGTTGGCAACATTAATACCATTTTGTCAACTTTAACAACGGTTAGCGAGGTGAGTAAATAATGGCTACAACTGCAGAATATTTAACTCAACTTCAAACAGATAAATCAACATTAGTAACAAATTTGGTAGCAAAAGGTGTAGATGCTACAAATGATGAAACATTTACATCCCTAGTTCCAAAAGTTGCTAACATACAGGGTGGTGTTGATATAAATGATTATTTCGATAAAAATATAATTGGTGGTGACTATACAAACCCAGGTTGGAAACAAAACATAAAGAAATGGAGAAGTCCTTTATATGTAAGCGAAGGTACAAACACCGCATATATGTTTAGAGATTTTCCATTTGATGAAACAGTGTTACCTGAAGTAATTTTTTCTAGCAACGAAGTGAATTTATATGAAATGTTCTACCATGCAAATAAATTAAAAGAAATACCGTGGTTAATAAACATCACAGCAAAGGAAAATATGTCGAGTGCATTTGATGGCTGTGAAAGTTTAATCACATTAGATAAAATAAACTGTGAAAAAGTAACAAATATAAGTGGAGTTTTTTCTTCGGCAACCAATTTAACAAATTTTGGGGGTTTTGAAAACATAGGAAAAGCATTTTTAACTACACAACCGGAAAACAATTTTTATTATAAAATAAATATGAATTATGGTAGCAAGTGGACAGAACAAAGCTTAATCAATGTATTAAATGGTTTGTATGATATAAAAACAAAAGGTTGTAAACCTCAGCAAGCAATACTTGGAAGTGTTAATCTAGCAAAGTTAACTTCAGAAGAAGGACAACAAGCATTGTCATCGGCTACCGAAAAAGGTTGGACAATTAGTTAGGAGGTGTATCATGGAAATAAGAAAATACGGAAATAAAAAAATATTAATAGCAGATGAAAATAAACACATAAGAGATATTAACGACATATATGAGGAAGAACATTATGATGAAGAAGGTAATTTAATACCACAAAAAAAGCCTTATTATACTTCAATAATATTTCTAGCAGATAACTTTGATGATAGTAAGTTAAATGAATTATATGTAGAAGAAGAAATAAAATAAAATCAGGATAATCAAATCCTGATTTTTTTAATATGTACATATTTAGGGAAACAAATACGGATTGGATTCGAACCAATCACAACTAGTTTTAAATATTAGCTCACCAGCTCATACTTATTTCCCATTTGGGTAAATAACCAGATCGTTACCTACGAACAGTGCTTATTGTCCATAAAGATGATTTCTACATCAAGTGGAACTTGACTTACTCCATTCTGGAACACATTTATAGACCACTAGTATTTATAAGCACCATAGAATAGATATAGTAGGATTCGAACCTACAACTCACGTGTCCTGGTTTTTAAGAATTGCGTACGCTCCACACTCTACCGCTTGAGTTATATATCTACTCTATGCTACCTATAAATAAAATAGATAGCATTATCATGAAATTAATATGTTTAAGTTCGATACTTACTCTCATAAGTACCATAGAATAGATAAGGACTATATTTTCCCATTGTTCTATTGATTTATATAGTCAACCTCATAGAACAGGTTATGATGATTATCTACTCTATGCTACCTATAAATAAAATAGATAGCAAGTGTTAATTTTATTTGTAATGGTAAACTTGCGAAGATTTCTCCTCACAAAACAATAATATCATATTCTACAATATAAGTCAACTATTTTTACAAAAAAAGTTAAATATGATATAATATAGTAAGATAGAAATAAAAAGGAGGATATCAAATGAAGAAATGTTGGGATGATATTAAATCGTTCATAACAGTTATTACTATGCTATTGTTTGCGTATTGTATTGTGGTTAAATCGTCAGTGCCACAAGAACTACAATCAGTGGTAGTAACTGTAATAGGGTTCTTTCTAGGAGCCCAATCTGTTAAAAAAGAAGGAGGAAATAATAATGATAACGGACTCAATTAAAATAACTGAACATTTTCATAGTACAGAATTTGTCTGTCAGCATTGTGGAAATATTAAAATTGAAAGAGAACTAGTTGAAAAAATGGAACATATTTTTTCAAAACTAAATGCTAGTATATGTATTATATCTAGTGGATATAGATGCCCATCATATGACATACAAATAGGAGGTTTTGCTGGTCGTCATTCAGAGGGGTTAGCAGCTGATTGTGTATATTATGATGAAAATGGCGAAGTTATACCAGCAGGTATTGTTTGCTGTGTTGCTAACGATTTGGGTGAATTAAATGGTATTGCTAATATCGATGGTAATTATGTTCATTTAGATAATAGAAAAAACGGAACATATAAAGGCGACGAAGGAAGAGGTAATAGTTCATATTGGACAGACCCATACTCATATTTTGGTGTATCTAAAGAAGATGTTAGAAGATATACTAAAGAGGTTGTACCTCAAAAATCAATTGAAGAATTAGCACAAGAGGTTATAAATGGTATCTATGGTAATGGTGAGGATAGAAAGAAAGCACTTGGTGACAGATATAATGAAGTTCAAGCTAGGGTTAATGAATTATTAAAACCAAAACACGATTATTTATCAAATACATCATACACCGGCGTATCAATTGCGGATGCTTTAAACGAAATAGGAATAGATAGTTCTTACAACTATCGTACAAAACTTGCTGAAGTAAACGGAATAAACAATTATCATGGTTCAGCTGAACAAAATACTGAACTATTAAATAAACTTAAAAACGGAAATTTAATTAAAGCGTGATGGAAAATATTAAAGAATATTTAAATCTCTTACTTACAATATCGAGTGTACTAGGTGCGTTTTCAGCGATTGTAAATAAGCTTATTGACAGAAAAATAAAACCTTTGGAAAAGAAAATAGATAAAAATGAACTCGCTTCTTTAAAAAAAGATATGGAACAGTGGCGATTTGAAGTATGTAGATTTGCTGGCGACCTAAGGAGAGGTGTTCCTCATACCAGACACGAGTATGCAAGTATATTTGTATTTTTATCAGATTACGATGAAGCCGTAGATAGACTCGGTGTTCATAACGGACTTTTTGAAAGTGAAGAAGCTTTTATTAGAGAATGCTATGATAAACTAAAGGATGAGTAATTGCTCATCTTTTTTTTATACTTGACATTCGTGTCAACTTTTGATATAATACCTAGAAAAAAGGGAGGAATTTATGGGAAATAAGATTGTTGAAAACGAAACATTATATACATTTTTATTAAATTCCATGTATTTTAATATTGCTCGAGGTGAAAAAAGAATATTCGAGCTATGGAGACTTGGGGAAAATAATTGTAATATTGCTAAAGAATTAAATATTTCTGAAGGTACTGTTAGAAATAGAAAAAAGACTCTTCAAGAAAGAGCAAAATTAACATTACAAAATACTTTGTAGTGTTTATTTTTGACTAATAATTACGAATATCTACGAAAATTTACGAGATTTACGATTTTATATATACTCAAACTAACACAAACTATGCTATTATATTCCTAACTTTTTTAACATTTATTCCTAATTAATTTATGTTTTAAAAGTAATATAATAAGATTGTGAGGGATATTATGGATAAAAAGGATTATCTTTATACAAAACGATATATAAAAAGCATCTGCTATAACAGTGTTGTTGAGTTATGCAAAGATATGCACTTATGCGATTATGAAACCAACTTATTACTCTATTTAAATAAAGATTATACACGAACTTATTCTTCACTACAACTCGGGGTATCTGATTTTAAGTATACGTACGATATGAAAAAAGTATTATCCAAAGTGTATGATTATTTAAAGAGAACTAGTTAATCTAGTTCTTTTTTTGTTGTCTCGTTTAATCCTGTAAGCGAGGTTTAATGAAAATATAAAAATAGTATAGTTATAGCCGAAAAGATTAAAGTCTCTTAAAACGAAAGAAAAGCCCCTTAGACAAGGGGGCTTATTTATTTTATTTGCCAGCAACATTTCATTATTTTATTGGAACAATCCCAAGTATCCACTATGATGTTATTTATAATTGCCGTTATATGACCATCTGTTGTAACAACAAAGTTTCCTTTTGGGCAAACACTGGCAAATTCTCCAATAGTCATATCTCTATAACATTTTCTTGGGTATCGCTCATCTAAATAATTTTCAACAAATTCCACGTCGTTCAATATTAATCCTTCTATAGCCGATAAGTAACTTAATTTTCGTTGGCACTCGTTCCAACTTATACCCTCAGCTACAGATAAGGATCTCAAAACACAATCATCGGTTAGCAAGTGTTTCGGATTATTATTGTAATATCTATAACTCGCTGATTTTTCTGGCATATTTTCTTATGATTTCCATTTCTTCATCTGTATTCGCTTCGTCCTCTAACATACAAATAAAATCATATGCCGATTGCATCATGTATTCTAGAGATTTTGCTGTTTCACCTCTATCACCATAACTTTTTGACTCGTCATATCTGTTATATGTGTCATACATGTCATCCATCATTTTACCTGATTTCATATAGCGTCCACGACTATCTCTACGTCTTCTTCCGTACGACATATCATCATAGTCATAGTCTCTTCTATAATTTCCGTATCTCATTTCTAACTTCTCCTTCCAGTATTCTTCGTTTGCGATATCCTTGTGAATATCCACTAATTTACCAAGCATATCTATATCATTCGGTTCTAGTTCTCTTTCACCCATATCACCTATTATTTTTTCAACTTTTTCTTTTATATTATTCATAATATCACCTAACACTCTCTCGTGATAATCAAATTAGTGTTTTGGATAGTCGGTACTTGTGTTACAGTTGCTGCTGGTGTTGCACCACTAAGTACACTTGGAACAGAAGCAACTGTTAATGTTGTAGATGTACCACAACATATAGGCACTTCTTTATCAAAAGATAAATTGTAGTAACTACCTGCTGTAGCCACATCTGCGACAACAGTTGTGCCGGGTACTAAAACACCGTCAGCATACAAGCCAAATGCCACTATACCTGTTGCAGCCGACGTTGCATTTGTATTAAAAGATACTCTATATCTTCCACCTTGTTTTATTTTATATATTGGTGAACCTTGTGAATGGCACAACCAATTATAAGTACTCCTAGTTCTTATACAATCCGTTGTTAATGTAACCGGAGCAGAATTACTTGGTAAAGTAACAATACTCTCGTTGTATCCTTGAATCATTTTATCATTTCCTTTCTTTATAGTTTAAAAAGATAGGTTTTACCCTATCTTTAAATCCGTGTTATTGCACGGGATTGCGAGTTCTCGTAATCGAGTTTCCTAAATAGGGTTACGCATTAATAATTTCCACATCCGTTACAACCACAGTAAGTATTTAGTGACCCACAGCAATTTGTTGGGAATGTTACTTGTTGTGGTGGTTGTACCACGTATGCGGCTTCTGGACATTTTGGACCTAATTGTGAAAGTAAGTAATTAGTTTGCTTTTCTTGTGATGCTGCAAGTTGTAAAGCTGTAATTTGTGCTTGCTGATTTTGAATTTGAGCATTCTTATCTTCAATTCTATTAGCAACAAGCTCATCATGAAGTGCTCTATAATTTGCATTAACAGTGTCAACTATGTCTCTAGTATTCATGTTCATTGTATTTTGTAATGCACATGTGTTAGTAGCTAAATTATAATTTACACCTTGAATACCTTCACGAATATCGCAACAACAACTTGCTAATTGTGAAGTTACACCTTGAATAGCATTTCTAGTATCATATCCAGATATTGTAATACCTTGATTTACACCATTAAATCCTTGACACAATGTGTTCTGAAGAGCAGCTGTTGAACCAGCGATATTACTATTAACACCATTGATTAATTGTGCTTGATTATAAAAACCATCACACAATCCGTTTTGGATATATCTTGATTGTGAAGTTAAATCATTAAATCCATCACTAAGCTGTCTTTGAATAGTAGCAAAGTCTGAGGCTAGAACATAGTTGTCAAGTACTCCACTTCCGTTAGAACCGTTACCTCTGTAGCCGCCAAATCCATTACCCCATCCGCCAAAAGCGAATATTAGAAATAGAACAATTATCCATGCCCAGTTATCACCGAACATACCATCGTTATTTCGTCCGTTGTTTCCAGATAGTAATGCAACATCTGATGCAGATAAACCTGTATCTCTCATTTATTTCACCTCCCCTCTTTATTCTTTTTATATCATCCTTTTCGTTGCTAATAACGAAATGGTAGATACCTATTTAAAATTATTCATAAAGTCGGTAAAATCTTTATCAAAGTCGATGTTTTTTTCTTTACAAATATTCCTAGCAAAATCCTCAACACCTTTAGTATCTCCTTTATTTGCCATATCTATTAAATTAGCAAATACAGGGTTAGAATTATTTTCTATCATTTTCATTGCCATATCTTTCGGGGACATTTTTCCCATCATCATTTTTATCATATTTATCGGATTATTCATCAGTATCCCTCAACTCTTTAATTTGTTTTTTCAAAGATTTAATATCGTCTTTTATATCGGACAAATCAATTTTCTTGATGGCTTTATCTAGTTCTTCACTAGTAACATATTTAACCTCTTTATTATCCTCTTTAGTTTGAGAATAAATAACTATTTTACTAGTCCCATCACTATTTAGCTGTTTGGTAATAATTTTACTACCATCTGCTAAAGGAAAATAACTAACAGTACCATCAAGGTTAATATCCATTCCTTTTACTGTGTCAACGCTGTCTACAACTTTACCATTAAGTCCCATAGGTTTAGGACCGATAGGTGGATCAACAGGTTGATATCTATTTTGCATTTGTTGATTACTAAAGTACGGATTGTATGGGTTATAATTGTTATACATTTTCATCTATCCTTTCTATATATTTTACAATTTCTTCAATTTTTTGATTTAATATCTCATCATCAAAGTTTACTTTTTTACACCAAAAAACAGAGGCGACCATCAATGATTGTTTAACACAGTTTTTAAAACTATTGCTTTTACAATACATCTTTATCACCTCTGTCTATAATAAGTATATATTAAAACTTACATAATAAAGTATTAAATTAATTAGAAATAAATTAGAAAAAAAGACCTTTTGGTCTTTCAATTACAAATCATCACCTATATTATTTGCTATTTGTGTTCTAGGTGTCTGCATATTTTTAGGAAGTAAATCATCTTCAGACATTTCACTAGGTTTAACTTCTTCAACACCACTTATTATTTTTTTAATATTTGCAAATATAGGATAAGTACCGTCTTCTCTAGCTTGTGTACCTTGATTATGTACTATTTCACAAACTACTTTTTTTCCAACAAGTTTTGGTGTATCAATAGTTGTATCGAACTCTTCCATATCTTGCATACCAAGAGCATGTCTACAAAGAATAGCAAATATTGTAAGCCCTGTTGGATTATTAAAGTCATACTTGTTTGTAAGCATTCTTCCCTTTCCATCTTTAAATGTAACACTGCAACCTGTCGGTTTTCCTGACGGTTTGCATTCTGCTTTAGTTATCTCTAAAACTTGTTCTCCTTCTGGTATTGGTTCATAATTATTTAAATTAAATTTTATTTTCATTATTTTCTACTCTCCTTTTCTTCTAACATTAATTCATAATTCTTTTTAAAATGGTCTAATACATCTTTTTTTGATAATCCATTATCTATAGCTAAGTCTAAAAAATTCACAGCCAATAAATCTAATAGATATGGGTCCAAACCTTTCATTTTACTCATATATTTGATTCCAGCTCCGTTAAAATTGTAATCTTTGATATTTGCTTTTATTACTATTTTTGTATCATAAAACATAACTAATTATCCTCCTTTATATTTTTACTAAGTTTTACTTCAATTTTATCTATTAAATATCCTTCATATGATTTCGGATGTTCTTTAGAAAATCTCTCTTCATCGAACACTTGTTTGCTATTTCTTTTTAATGTGTATCCTTCACAACAATCTAAATTTGAATTTATCATAACTTCTTTTATAGCTTTTTCAATTGTTTTAAGTTCTTTTTCTTTTACATATAAACCTGATGTTACTTTAAGTTCATTTATTTCTCTTGCAAGTCTTATACCTTCAAGACAAAGTGTTGATAAATCATTGTCATTCGATGGTTTGCTTGCTCTTATTATATCCAAATATTCTTTATCTAGTTTTTCATCGAACTCCGGTGATATTCCAGTTAAGACATACTTATTCCAAAATTCTTCAGCTTTTCTCATACAATCATCAATGCCGCAATATTCACCATCTATTTCAAAAAACAAATCGTCTAATTTTTTTACAATCAATGTCGTATTTTCATCAGTTGGAACAAACATCTCGGGGTGCATATAATCTTCCTCGTTTACTATAGAAATAACAAACAACACTTTATCTAAACCTTTTAGTTTAGCATATAAAGCAGCTTGTAAAAGGTACTCTTGAGGAATGTTATTATTCTGGAATAATTCTGGTTTTCCACTTGTTTTTATTTCCCCAATAAGTGTTATTGTCTTCTTATCGTTTTTTGTACAAACAAAGTCAAACATTCCACCAAAGATTTTGCTATCATATTTAAAATTATTATAACGATAATCATCAATAGCATTACCATAGTACTCTTCCATGCTCATTACATTAGGAAACTTATCTCTAACATAATCTATTATTTTTGGTTCAGCTACTCTACCCATAATTAGGTATTTATTCTCTTCAAACGGTACTTTTAATAACTTGGTTATTTCTGCCCACGCTTGAAATGGCGTCGCAAAATGATTTAGCCCAAGTACTGTCGCCATACGATGCCCACTAATTCTCAAAAGTTGTTTTGGTGGGGTATCCAATATTATTCTTTTTCTGTCTTCGCTGTATTTCCACTCCATAGCAAATAATCCTCCTTATAAACCCATCTACTACCTTTATACAAGTCGTTTCGGTATTCACAGCATTTTCGTACATAAGCTGTGTTATATCTTAATTCTTTATAAATCTCTGATAGATTTTTCCATTCTCTTACAAACTTACCATTCTTATCAAATTGAAGAACGACTTTGTTAGAATCATCCATTATTCTTCACCATTCGACTTACGTGATATAAAAACTATTTTACGGAATAAAGATATACCTAACAATATAGTGAATACGATGCCACCAATAAAACCAAGTATAGCGGCTAAACATAAATTCGCTGTCATTATTTATTACCTCCTAACTCATCTAACTTATTATTTAGTTTTAATTCTATTGAAAGTAAATCTGCAGCACTTATCTCTGTTGTCATGATTGTATTTAATGTTGATTTACCATAACCAGGATTATTACTTATATCTCTTATTTTCATAATAGTATCGATAACTCTTTTTATATCGTCATCTGTGCTATTTTGTTTAGTATTTACAACTTCTTCTTTTATTTCTTCTTTCTTTTGTGGTGGAATATATGCTGGTATTTTAGGAGCTTCAGTTTTTTCTTCGGATGACTCTGTTATTTCTTCTTCTATGGCATTCATATATTTTGGTGTGAAGTTCTTATCGAACCAATTTCTAAATGCTAAAGTACTAGCCCCCGAAACCGATTTGTCAGCAATATCACTACCACCAGCGATAGCACTATATGTAGTCGAATACTGTGTATTTAAATAGCCAAAATTTTCGTCTCCTGTAATTTTGTTAGGTTGTATTGCATCTAAATCCATAAATGTTGCTTTACAACGCACTATAGCTATATTAGATGGCATTTTACCTGTTGGTTTAAACACTTCTTTTTCAAAATGTTGTAAATCCATAACTTCCCATTTGAATAATAAATCATATTTATCGCATAAATTGTGTAATATATTATAGTACTGACCTATTGACGCATATTCTTTTCCACCAAGATTACCAGGGTTTACACAATCCATTACAAAATCGTGTTCTCTAATTTCTTTTGTCATTTTTGCTATTTTTTCATAAATAGTCATAGTTTTTATTTCTTCATTTGTTTCTACTTTTTTTGTAGCCATTTCTTTTACCTCATTTCTTTCTTCTATTATTTTTATTAGTTCATCCTTTTTAGTCTTTTTATCTACTTCTAAACCTAGGTCTTTAGCCATAGTTAGTAGTTCATCTTTTTTATATTCTGTTAATCTCTTGATTCCTAGGAAATCATTTAATTTTTGATTAGCAATCTTAATATACCACGATTTATTAACATCTTCAATAGTACATTCGTTTTTATTATCAACAATTGGATTGGGTGGACAGAGTGCAAGGCTATCTCTTCTGCCATCTGGCTTAACTTTGATTATAGTTCCACTTGTTCCATTTGAAGCATAAATACGATTATTCCTTTGAAGTTCGATATCACCATTTGGGCTTTCTTGAACACACTTTTCATAAGTGCCACCAAGATGTGTTATTATTTGAAACCTAAATATGTCATTACAATTATAGATAGTATCTTCAATTGGAATATCAAATAACAATTTTTTAAGAAGTGCTTCACTAACTATTGTAAGAGAGTTTGCTTCAATTTCATCATCGAAAGAATATTCAAATATTCGTTCTTCTTTATTCCATTTAAACTTGTGTTTTCCTTTAAACTCTCCACCTTTATAGTTTACCTTAAAATCATTGTCTCCAATTTGCACTATTTCGCAATAATTATTTACGTCACGCATAACCATTTTAACAATGTTATCCTCTTCCATTTCAAGATTTGTTAATTCTTCCCAATCTTTTATAAATCGCAATGCTTGTGGTTGATATTCTTCCTCAATTGTATATCCCACGGCGTCAGTATTCGCCATGATAATTTCAACAGTTGATACTTGTTTCAAGTCATGTATTAATTGGAGTATTAGTTGTTGAGCAGTTGTGCATATTGAAAAACCTTGTAATGGATCATATAATGGATTGAACTTTGCACGAAGAGCACCTGTATAAGCATTGATTGGTAATTTTAAACCACTTTTTAAATCATCGTTAGTCGAGTCTATGCTATCCAAAAATTCTTGTGATACACGTTTATGCTTTGCATCCATACGAAGTTTTAAAGTGTCAACATATTCTGACTTATTCTTTTGACTTCTACTTGAATATCCAAATATTCTAACTATGTTAGGATATAGACTTGATACGTCAAAATTTTTAAATACCTTAGCCATAGAATATCACCCTCAATCTAATTCGCCCCATTTATCTTACACATCAATATATCCCCTCTATTATATATGAATGTTGTTTCTTTTGCTCCATGACAACCACCAACTCCAAGTTGAACAATACAGTCGTCATACTTTACCGATGGTGCTTCTCTTTTATAATTCAAATCATTATGTGCTATCAAATCATCAATATAATCTAATACTTCTTGTGGTATCTTTTTTTTGTCTATCACACTTGGGTATGTGTATAAAAACGCATCGTCATAATCATGCCTTTCAGCCTTGAGCAATGTTGCTGTTAAATTAGCATCAGTCATCCCCAATCCTTTTTGTGGATCTATTTTACCCAATTTACAAATCGTATACTTCGCTTTATAATTATTCAAAAGTCTTTTAAATAATGGTATCAATGCTTTAACATCCATAGTACAATAATACAATACTTCCTCAAATTGTTGTTTATTCCATTTATCTGGAAGATCAAATGGTATTGTCGTTTCTGTGATATCCATTCTTAAGTTGCCTTCGATTTCTTTCAAGGATTTAAATGTTTTGATACAATCAAACAGATCCCAAAGTGGTGGCATTTCACAATAACCCTGAAAAGGATATTCCCATCCATTATTTCCGCCTATTATAAAATCATTTATCTCTTTGATTTCCTCAGGTGAATATCCAAGAAGACATGCTTTTAAAATATATTTATCGTAGGACTTCCCATTGTATGTTATAAGTATTGGGTTGTATTCATCTATAAAATTCTGATACTCATCACAAGTTGCGTTGTGAAAAACAAATCGTTCTTGTGTTTTATGGGAAATAAATACGAACAGAGTGTCGTGTGCAAAGACCTCCGAATCACAATAGAAAACTCTATCTAATAATTCATCAAATGTCGGAAACTCCATTTTTATCACCATCTTTCAACTCAAAATAATGTTCTACGATAGAATGTATCATATCGTGGCTATTTGCTGCGATATCACACATAACTTCTTCTGTTGGTTCAATATCTCTCGATGTTAAATATTCTCTAATATAAACGTGTGTTAACTCGTGAAATAAGGTTTTTCTCTTTTTCTCCTCACTTAAAGATTTGTCTATCCACACCTCTTGTGTTTGGAAATGAGATTGTCCATAATAATATCCATCTTGCTCGTCAATTTGAAAGTCCCAAAAATCTTTTTGATCTCTTTCTAGAATAACATATTTTACATTATTCATCCAAAATTCCATTACTACACCTCTTTTTTTTTAATCCAAATCATCCCATTTATTTTGTTCTTTTTCTATTCGTTCTTTTGCTATTTCAAAGTATTTTTCATCTAACTCTATTCCTATAAAATTTCTATTAGTATTCATACAAGCTACTCCTGTACTTCCAGACCCCATACAATTATCTAATACTGTTTCATTTTTATTTGTATATGTTTTAATTAAATATTCAAGAAGTGCAACTGGCTTCTGGGTTGGGTGAATATTTGGCAAATCTCTTTTAAACTCTAAAATATTTCTAGGGTAATTAGTATATTCTTGCAAATATTCCATTTTTCTCGTATTTTTTTGTGACAAACTTTCTCCTCTACCCTGTTTTGTAATTTTATTTACTTTTATAATTCCTTGTGGGTTATAAACACATTGTTTTTTATAAAATATATTTATATCTTCTGTTATATTTAGAAATCTTTTTTTAGCCATTAGTGGATTGTCGTGATTATCTTTTTTCCATACTAAACTATATTTAAAATTCTTTAAATTACTATGTATTAATTCAGTTGTAAAAGGTTGTTTACTAAATAAAACTATTGCACCATTATCTTTTATTATTCTATTATATTGTTCCCATAATGATTCAAAAGGAATAACCACATCCCATTTACAAGCAGTAGTGCCATAGGGCAAATCGCATAGTATCATATCTATTGATTTGTCAGGTATATCCTTCATTATTTCTAAACAATCGCCTTGTCTTAAATCTATCATTATTTATCTCCTATTATTTCTTTATATTTTTGTAAAATTTATACTTCATTACCCCAACAATCCCAGCCATCAACTGATTGTCTCGCAAATAATTCTATTCTAGGTATATCACCACACAATTCTACTATTCTATCTCTAGTTTCATCAGGTTTTCTTGAATGTTCTCTTATCTTACTCATTATTACACTATGTACTTTTGCAGATTGTCTTTTAGGTTTTCCTTTAGTAGCAATTAAACATAATTCAGCATTTGCTCTAGTCCAACTACCCATACCCCAAAATAAACTATTGCTTTTTTTATTTTGCTTAATCCAAGTGAAAGCACAAGTTTTATATTCAAACCCCCATTTTTTAATCACATCAAAACATTCATTTAATTTAGGCATTGTAACCCACATGAATAATATACAATCACTAGCAGAAATATCTTTTATAGGTAGATTTTCTATATCTTCTATTGTCATGACATCATATTTACAACAAGCCCCCCGATCCCCTGCTAATGCTTTATCTTTATAACTCCATGGTGGATCTGCATAAATGATATCGTATTTCTTATCTGTATTATAAATATCTACTTTCATTTATTCCACCTCTTAAGTATATCATAGCAACTTGTCATTTCTTTTCTTGTTCTTTCGTCTTTTGACATGTCCATTTCTTGTTTAATCGAATGTAAACAAAAATTTATATCTTCTTTTAATTTTTGGTTTTCTTTCATATATTCATCTCTATCATCCGCTATAGACATCATACAATCGAATAATCGTCTTGCATTTGGTTTTAACATTTCCGGTCTTACGAGTTGTAATTCATCTAAAACTTCTTGTATTTCCTCATTAGTCATCTCTATTTAACACCTCTGTTATTTTTTCTATAATATTTATATTTATCATATCTTCCTCGGCTTCTTCTGAACGAAGTGCATCATCGCAGATGTCTTGGATATCGTTTAACTTATGAACATGTTTATCTTCAGATAACAACAAAGTACTTGTAAGTGTCTTTATCGCTTTCAAATAATTTAATAACTCTTCAATTTCACTATTTTCAATAAGATAATTATTTTTATCTTTTCTAGCATTTTCTAAGTTCTCAAAAGTCGTGTCAAGAGCTGTTTTATAATCAATCATTGATAATCTCCTCCCTCACCGTCACAATTACTGTATATTCATCATTTAAATATAAAAAATCAGAATATGGTAAAGTTTCATTTGTCTCGGGAAAAACAAATTCTATATCACGTTGATTAAATATCACGTCCTCTATGGGTACTGGTAAACTTGTTATGTTTCTCTTTAGTTCTTTTATTTTAATAACAACATTTTTTGCGATAGTTCTATTCATTGTTTCTTACCTCATAATCTACAAGTTCATACACTGTATTATTCATATCTTCAAATGCGAACCCAGAAAAAACATGTGATGTGGACTGTGAATAAAAGCATTGGTCGTTCTCATCCCACTTATAAATACTTTCATCAATCAACCAATAACTACCATCTGTTATTAATCCTGTTAATATTCGTTCTATTAATTCAAACTTAGTATACTTATTCATATTCCCTCCAAATATAAAAAGAAGAAACCTGCTTATTTAAATAATAATTAAGTTTCTTCTCCTTTCTTATTTTTTTATTTTTCTTCTTTTGCTCTTCTTTTGATAATACGCTCTTCACCTTTTTCACTGTGATAAGTTTTTCCAGACTGTTTCACTTTTCCGTATCTATCAATTACCTTACTTATATGAACAATAGCTCCCCTATTTTTATATTTCTCTCTATAATATGCTTGTTTTTCTTTATAGTTTTTAAAAATAGGTTCATCCATTATTCGTCATCCTCTACCATCATACCTTTTTTATTAAGTATTCCATAGTTTTTCAATACTTCAACTTGATAATCTTTATCTTCGCTTATTGATAAAACAGCTGCGATTGTTTCTTTTTCTGCAAGTAATGCTTTTTTATCTTCGTCGTAACGTTTAGTTAATGCTTCATAAATTTCATTTTTAACATTGTTACTAAGCACATAAGGATATTCATTATAACATGTTTTATATATTAAAGACATATTATCCTCTTCATCTTTATATTTTCCCATTAATTCTTGCATCTTTTTATTGTATTCTTCAACAACCTCATTAAATTCTTTAACAACCTCTAATTCATTGTATCTTTGTTCTTTAAGTTCTTTATAAAACTCTCCTAATTTTTTTATTCTTCTTTCATAATATAATTCTAAAACTTTATTCATTTCTTTATCCTCCTTATTTTTAAACATTTCTCGTAATTGCTCATCAATATAAAATTGCGAGTCGAGCGAATCTATATAACTTCTAATTGTTTTACCATTACAGGTTATACCACCTGTTTCTAGTGTAACTGAGTCATGATTAGTTGGATAATATGTTTCGTCAAGTGTATAATCATAATCATCCCAGTCAAATTCCTCGCATCCTTCGAATCCCTCGAAGTTTATACCGTCCGCTGAAATCGTACAAACTGTTTTACCACTAGAACTATAACATTCTAACTTATCGCCAAAGTTATATATCACTCTAACATGCCCCCCATATCTATACAATCTTCTTTACAAATATAACCCTTTTTTAGAAAATGGTTTTTAGCCTCTACCCAACTTGTCCAAAAACATCCTGTTTTGTCTGACTTAACAAAAATATAAACATTAGTTCTGCAATGACTTACAAAATGATTTAACTCATCTTGTTTTTTTGAAAGTCCGCTACCTTTAAAATACAACTTATCACCCTGTATATGTTTCGCTTCGATACACATACAACTAGAGTTTTTAATTAAAATAATATCAAAACAGGTTCCTTTTATTTCTGTTGGTATTTTAAAAGGTTGCCAACCTTTATCATAATAAGCATCAATTATTTCCTGTTCCCATGTTTTTCCTACAACTTGTTGTTTAAGACCCATACGTTAACCTCTACTTTCCAAAACTTCTCTATTATATTCTTCCATTACCTCAAATGGAATATCTAATTTTTCGTATAGTAAACACATTGTACTTTCTCTTAAAGGTCTTTGAATAGCCTTTGGATTAAATAATGCTACTACCCACGAACGATGTTTTCCAATGTATTCAGCGAATTGTGTATTGCTCATTGCTAGTTCTCTTTTTTTTGATTCCATAAGTTCTACAAACTTCATACAATACCTCCTATCTATTATTATACGATATTAGTCCATAAAAGTCAATGAATTTTACTAAATTACTTCTTTATGTTATAATATTATAGTGTTAAATTAACTTTTAGCACTTTGTTCATTTCTTAATTGAGGAATCCTCCTCAATTTTTTTATAATTTGGATTCGATGTAGATAAGCATTATCATAATCCCATTCAAGCACACACCAATACAAGCAATAAATCTATCGTGATACCAAAAAATATTTGATAAACAAATTAATATGTTTATAACACCTATTAAAATAATTGATATACCTAATCTAATTTTATCATTCATTGTTATCTCCAATATTAATTATTATTCTATTACCACGAGATTTTTCAAAAGCTTTTTTAACTTTATACTCAACATCTCGATTTGGATATGGTTCTTCAAAACTCTCATTAAATACTTCGGCTAGTAGTAATATTTCGTCAAAGTCTAAATCTGTTTTGTAGTATAAATGATTTATATATTGGAATAACGAATTATCACGGTTTCCAATCTCAACCTGCTCCTTAGGTTTGACATAAGGAGTTTTTTCTTTGCCTTTTTTTTCAGAGTTATTTAATATAAACTCTTTTAATTTTTCTGGCATAGGCTGTGGCTCGATATCTGTTATAAACTTGTATTCTTTTCCATTTATCACCGATGGCTCAACTACTATATAACCGCTTGTACGTACATCAATACCTGGATATTTATCAAAACTTTGTGAAGTATTTGCAACTTCTTTTAAGTCATCGTCCGATAAATATATCAAGTGTTTACCACCAGATGGTGTAACTTGAATAAGAGTGTTTACTTCTTCACATGATAATCCGATATCAGAAAGTAACTTCGCAAAGTTTTCTATCCCATTCTTACTTTCATCGTGTACATCTAAATCTATAACGAATAGATTATTTGGTGTTGCTGGAAGTCCCCAATTACAATTTTGGGTATTCTCGATCCAATACAAAATTTGTGTAAATGATGCTGAACATTCTGTTTGCCAACTCTTTAATATTGGTAATTTTCCATTTTCCATTACAGGAAATATTCTAAGACCTTTGTTCACATATAGGATGTTTAGTTTTTCCCAAATGCCTTTCATTATATTTCAATCTCCTCTAAACCATCTTTCAAATATTCTAAATGTTCTTTTGAAGTTAAAGTGCAACCATACTCTTCAAGTTCTTTATTAATCTTATTTAAATCAATAATACTTCTTGTTTTAGCGAGTATTTTATTAAGTCTTGTTTCATCTTTAGTGATACTTGTAAACGTAACATACATATCTGTAAACACAGTATATAAGTTATTTTCGATATATGCCTCTTTTTTTTCATACATTGTACTATAAGCACTTTTGTAGTCATCTATAAATAACTCTCTTAATTTTTTATTGTCAATTCCGTGCTCATCTAAGAAATCAACAGCTAAGCTTTCTAATTGTTCGTCTTCTTCAGTTTCTAATTTACAAAGATGAGTATATCCGTTTTGCTCACGAATTTCACATTTTTCAAGACTTTCCATAATACCTATTATTGCACCATTTATTTGTTTTTTAAGCACAGTTATTGTTGTGTTATTAAGGTAACAATAAACATAATCTATCCTGTTATCTTCACCGTGTGTTCCTTTAATTTTGAAACAAACCTTTTTATATTCACAATCAATACTACTCATTGACAAATCAAATACAAAATCCTTATATACAAATAAATGCCAGATTTAT